ATGAAAAAACTTACGGACGAGGGAAAGGTGCTTACCATGTTTGCCATTATCATGCTATTGTGTGCCATAACAAGTCTTAGCGGACATTCCGAGTTCTGGATCATACCGTTGCTTACACTATCCGGATTGATCTGTATGCACCTTATCCTCTCTCTTATCAGAGATATATACTTTGCTAAAAGGAGGGAACGCCTTTATGAGCGCAGATATTGGGAAAAGCATAAAGCAGATTAGAGAGCAGCGTAATCTTAATCAGAGAGAGCTTGCTAAGTATGCGGGGATCAGCAATGTGACCGTGTGCAAGATAGAGCAGGGCGTTTTGACGCCCTCTCTTAAGACTACGATCAGGATAGCCAATGTGCTGCGATGCAGTCTTGACGATCTGTGCGGCAGATCACGAAACAGCCGAAACAGCCGAAACAGCCGACAGTAACTCGGCTGTCTGCCGGGGACGGTCTCCCGGTACTGATGATGGCAGACCAAAATATGCAGGTGCCGTGCTTGCCCGCCATAGGGGATATAGTGAATCACCTGCAGCTTGCAAGCTCAGAGGTAACGACTTAGATCTTGAACCAAGCCTGTCATACAGTCTGTAGACCGAGGACATAAAATATCGGTAGCGTATGACTTAAAAACCACGTGTTCTGGCTACGTGTCGTCGGGTTGAATTAGCCGAGGTACAGGTTTTGTTATAAGAGTTCCGACTTTCCTTAAGGTGCGAACTCGTAAATGCAAGCTGAGAGCGCATGAGCTTAATGTTTGCACCAGCTGGAACGTCTTTTGTATTTTTATAACACAGTCTAAAAACAACATAAAGATACCGCCCGTCTGAGCGTATCAGACCCACTTAGGATAACTTTTTATCCTATCTACCTTGCCGTTTCGGTAATAATCGGAGCGGCTAAATGTTCACGCATAGTGCTAGGTTCGCAAGCGTAAGCCTATCAGGAGCAAGTCCTGATGTGAAAGCCAACTCAATCAACCTAGTCGACAAGGTTGTGCAACGCAGTATAAGTGCGCAGGGTACTCTTTCGGAAGGAGTAGACTTATACATTCCGATTTTTCTAGCCGAAACCGAGCCGCAACAGGCGGTTCGGTCTGCCGGGGACGGTCTCCCGGTACTGATGATGGCAGACCAAGAAGGGAAGTGTAACCAATGAAATACAAGGAATTTAAAACACAAGTACTGTCTCATGCGGTGGGACAAGCCCGGCTTCTGGCTCAGGCAAGCTGCCTTGAGGACATAAAAATAGAGCCTGAACAGCTCCGCAGGAATGTTGCGACCATTCTTGCAGTATTGACCGAAACAGAAGATTTTCTGTCCGACCTCGTAAACAACCGTTCTGGCTCTGATACTTAGTATATCAGAAAACATTAGTTTTGTCAAGTAACTTCGGGAGGTGATGATGTGGAATATTTGACGGTTGCCAAAACTGCTGATCTTAAAGGCTGCAGTGAACGATATATAAAGAAACTGTGCAAGGACGGAAAATTGTCATGCAATATCGAAATCAACGACAGGAACCGTCCTAAATATATGATCCCAATATCATCACTCCCCGAAGACCTGCAGGCAAAATACTATGCGCAGAAAAGAGCGGAAGCGGGCTTAGAACTTGTTGCACAGCCTGTTAAAAATGCGTTAAAACAGCCCAAAAAGCCTGTGAAAACGTCAAAGCCTGTGAAAACGTCAATCGAAGAGTTTTCCGAAGATGAGCGTGATGAAATCGCACTCTGGGTAGATATCCTCAGAGACTGGCAGCGTTACCGGGATCAATACCCCGGAAAAAAAACCGAAGTGGATAAGCTTTACGTCGGCAAGTGTCAGCTCGAGCATAATGATATCAAAGTGTCGGTGGATATACTATACCGCAAGTATGCAGCCTACAGAAATAATAATCTGCAGGGGCTTTGTGAAAATCGAGGCGGAGCCAATAAGGGTAAGAGCAGTATTCCACCGGAGCTGTGGGAGCAGTTTTGCTATTTCTATCTTTCCGAAAACAAACCTACCGTTTCGCGTTGTTATGACCTAACGCTTGAATGTGCAAAAGAGTGGTATCCGTCAATGGTATCTAACTTCCCGTCAGACAATACTTTCAGGCGGCATATAAAGTCGGAAATACCACAAGCCGTGCTTACATATATGCGCGACGGCGATAAGGCTATGAAAGATAAATGCCTGCCATATATCAGCCGTATGTACGACGGTCTCCACGCTAACGACGTCTGGATCGCAGATAACCACACGTTCGATATACAGTCCTACGATGAAGATAACGGCACGATCCACAGGCTGTACCTTACAGCCTTTTTGGATGCCCAAAGCGGAGTGCTGGTCGGCTGGAATATATGCGACAGTCCGAACTCCCAGTCAACAATCATCGCATTAAGGCATGGAATTATGCGATTTGGCATTCCGAAAGCCGTATATTTTGATAACGGTCGAGAGTTTTTGACCCATGACGTTGGCGGAAAAGGTCATCGAAGCAGGAAAACCGATAACCCTGAGATCGAACCACCGACAATACTCCAAAGGCTTGGAATCACGATGCATAACGCAATCGTCCGTAACGCTAAAGCAAAGCCTATTGAGCGTACATTTAGCACGGTCACAATGCAGTTTGCAAGAATGTTTGAAGGTTACTGCGGCGGCACTATTATGCAGCGACCTGAGAGCCTTAAGCGTAGAATTAAAGAAGGCAAGATTCCCTGCGACTTTGAAATTAGAGAATATATTGATATGTATATTGACGGTGATTTTAATATGCAGGAATATGGCGGAGCTGAGACAAAGTACAAAGGAATGAGTCGTATCGACGTATGGAATATGGATATAAAGTCTGTAGGAATACGCAAAGCTCCGGAAGCCGAACTTAATCTTATGCTTATGAGATCAACAAGGGTGCAAAAGATCAAGCGCAACGGCGTATTTGTTGAAATATCCGGCGAAAAGGTCTGGTTTATGGACTATGAAAACACTTACCGTCACCTGGGCGAGGAGGTCTATGTAAGATACGATCCCGCCGATCTTAGAAGCGTAAGGGTTTACGATAAATCGGACCGTTACCTTTGGACTTGGGAATGTGCGGACAAGCTGCTTATAGATTACATCACCGAAAGCAAGGAAGAGATTTCCGATGCAATGGCTTTACAGCGCAGAGTACAACGGTTTATTAAAGCCGAGGCTCAGAATATCACAGATGGCTTAAACTCAGAGCATAAGATCGACCTTATGGAGGCCGCCGCTCTCAAGGCAGCACATGGTAAGCAGAGCTTTAAGATCGTTATGCCGTCCAATGTGATTATGATAAGAGCTGATAATGAACCGGAAAGTATATCAAAGGCTTCCGGAGACGATATTGTGGTCAATATAGATAAAATGAACGAAAACGCCGAGAGGCGGAAGAATAAATGGAGGAGTGATTAATAAATGAAAAAGCTAACAGCTAAACAGGAGTGGGCATTGGAACAGATTAAACAGCTGCAGTACTCGGAAAATCTATCTGCGGCTGCAGTCTGCAAAAAGATTGGTATATCCGATAGCTCATACTCTGCAATTAAGTCAGGTACCTACAACGGCGATGTAGATAAGCAGATGAAAAAAGTAATTGAATACTTTGAAACCAAGCAGGCTGCAGCTGAAATCTATGTCGGCACAGACTATAAGGAAACGTCAATATCGTCTAACGTGTACAAGATCATACGCAACTGTCAGCTTCAGGGCGGTCTTGCCATAGCCTGCGGTGACGCAGGTATAGGCAAAACACAGGCTTGCAGGCAGTATTACCGTGAGCACGGCACAAACTGTACATACATAACGGTAAATCCGTGCATCAAGTCATCAAAATCCGTGCTGGAACTTATCGGTTCTAAGCTGAACGTATCCTCCGGCTCTGTGAGCAGACTCTGGTTGGAAATCTCGTCAAAGCTTTCGGACGGCATGGTGATAATCGTGGACGAAGCCCAGCATCTCACCAGAAATGCCATTGATACTCTCCGAAGCCTTTGCGACTGCTTTGACGAAAAGGGACAGACCCTTGGAATCTGCTTTGTCGGCAACGAGACCACGGTAAGCAGACTTGGCGGAAAGCAGAAAGCGGAGTTTGCACAGATACGCAACAGGACGAAGAATACCCGGTTTTACAGCGTTAAGCAGATAAAGAAGAGCGACATCGAAATGCTCTTTCCGGATATCAGAGAGGACGCTGCTGCTGTTGAATTTTTACTGCGTATCGCTCAAAGTCCACAGGCTATCAGAGGAGCGGTCAATCTATACTCCAACGCCCTCGATAACGGCAATGTGACCGCCAAGGGATTGTCTGCAATCGCTAAATATATGGATATGGCGGTATAAAAAGTGAAACGGAGGACAAAAAGAATGAAGCACGGAAAAAATCCCACCAAAGCTCAGAAACGAATAATAGCGTATTACAAGCTTGATCCTGCGGACTGGATGGTTTCGAAGGCGACGGACAAGCAGCTTTGCCTTGTACATAGATATACTGATAAGATACGCTGGATAGACATGGTACGCATCGAGGAGCCGAGGAAAGTAAAGGCGACTAAATATGCATAATAATTTTGAATGTTTTATGAAAGGCAGCGCAGAATGTGCCTTTTTTATGAAAATGTGTTGTGATGACTGTCCGTACTGCGATAAATGCGGCTATTGTGATAATATTTGCAACAGTAACGGAGAATGCAATGAATGCTCAATTGTAGACAAGAAATAATAAGTATCAGAGGGGCTGTGCCCCTCCTGTAATGCAGCCGCCGATCGGCGCAGGTCACAAGCCCTGATAAATGCAGAGTGCAGAAAAACAAGGAGGTAAAAACGCTATGGAAACAAAACATAAAAAGCTTACAAGCAAAGCTGGATTGACGATCCCGAAGGACATCAGACTTGCAGCGGGCTTTGCGGGAGGCATGGCTGTTGACATCGAGAAGACAGCGGACGGTATCATGATTCGCAAGCACAGACCTACCTGTTGCTATTGTGGCAGTGTTGATAATGTGCGCTCTATCAAGGGACGTGATACCTGCAGAAACTGCGCCGAAGAAATCATAGAGGAGGTAAAGACGGCTTATGGATCTGTCTGAAAAGGTAAAACGTTATGCTGAGATCAAGGCGGAAATTTCGGAGCTTAAATCAGAGGCAGACGGCATCGAGGCTGATATCCTTAAGGCTTCGGAAGCCGACCTGCAGGATACAAAGTTTAAATCTGCTGTCTACAGCGACAATGCTGGCAATGCAATCACAGTCACCAACGCCGACAACGTTAAGCTTGTGTACCCCACAATGCTTAAGGAGATCTTTGGTAAAGCGTACGGCGACGTTGTAAAAGAGGACGTAACCTACACCTTGTCAGAATCTGCAAAACGCTTGCTTTCCGCCGTTTACAACAAGGAGTACATAAAGGACGGCAGCGTTGCTAAGATACTGGACGGGCTTGGGCTTGACGATAAGAGCCGCAAAGTTCTGGAGAAAAAGCTTAAGGGTGCGAAATATGAGACCGACGTAAAAAATCTTATGCAGCTTGGCGGTCTGGATGAAAAGGCGGCGCAGGAGAACGCTTATCTGGTATCCGAAGCCGTCGCTTGGCAGAATCTTAAACGTCTGCTTATGATTAATAACGAACAGCTTACCGATGAGATTGTGGAGCGTGCTGTGGATATGATTGACAGCGCGGTTGTAGTTGAAAGAACGCCGAAAACGAAATTCACGGCTAAAAAATAAGGACAGGAGGATTTGGATATGGCAACAAAGGAGCAGATTAAAAGAATTTACGGTCTGGGAGCAGGTCTTGGTATTGTCGGCAAAGATAAAGATGATATGCTGCACGAATTGATCTTTAGCATTACCGGTAAAGATTCGGTAAAACAGCTTGACGATAGCGAATTCAAGGCTGTTCAGGCGGAACTTATCAATCGCATGAAGCTTGCCGATCCAAACCATCCGCTGCATAATACCAAATCTAGAAACAAAAAGAAAGAAGCTGAAGAGATCGGCTGCAACGGTATGGCTACGCCTGAACAGCAGCGGCTGTGCTGGAGATACTGCTACAGGCTCAAGGAACTTGACACTAATCCAGAGTCAGCTGACGTTGGAGACAGGCTAATTGGCGTGATAGGCAAAGTACTGGGCGTTACGGCATCAAAAAAGCAGCCGTTTCGGTGGATAGATCAGGAACAGTGTTCTAAGCTTATCGAACAGCTCAAGCGTTATGTTAATTCGGCAGAGCGGCGGGCGAAAAGGCAAGGTGAGAAATATGCCGGAACTTGATATATACGAAGAAGACCTTACTCCAGAGCAGCGGGATATTTACGACTGCATCGGCTCACAGGCATACGAAAAGCTTGTGCAGCGTTACGGTGGTTTGTCAATTTACATTGCAAAAGCTGATTCTGTTATCCGATCGGCACGTGACGAAAAGATACGCAGGGATTTTAACGGATATAACTTCAAGTTTCTTGTCAATAAATATAATCTGTCTGAGCGCACGATCCGCAGCATAACGGCTGAGATAAGGCAGGAAAAGCAAAACGCTCCTATCGAGGGTCAGATTACCTTTGATGAAATATAATTGCAGAAACTCGCTGAAACGCTTCATCTGTAACACCCCCAATATATATGGTACAGTTATTATAACGGATAACGGTACTAAATATATTGGGGGTGTTTTTATGACAAGTCAGCAGATATTTACGATAGTATTTCAGCTCGTTCTTACAGGCGGTATAGGTATTATAACCTACTTTTTAAAGCGGACTATGGACGACATCGATAAATGCAAAAGCGGTCTGGATAAGGTCAGAGAAAATTACGTCTCTAAAGACGAGTTTGACAAGTGCAAGACCGATATTACCGACGTCAAGCAGAACTATCTTACCAAAGAGGATTTTTACAGAGAACAGCTTAAGACTGAACAGAAGCTGGACAAGATCATGGATATCTTGATGGAAATGAAGGGAGAAAAATAGCATGGATATGGAAAAGCAGATGCAGCTTATCAGAGCAGGCAATTTTAAAGAAAATAACGGCTCTGTTATGCGCACTATAAATATGCTCAGATATCAGTATCATAAGCTTAAGAGCGTTGAGTATGCTCTTCCCGATATAACAAAGGGCGAAATTACCGACAGCGTGAACTATCTTTATGAAGCCGGATACATACATCTGAGGACGGTGTTGTCCAAAGAGCCGTCTACGCTGGCAGACAGCGATTTTGACGATCTCGAGGCAAAGCTTACGGCAAAGGGGATCAGCCTGCTTGCCGGAGGTATCAACGACCCCTGCATAAAGCTGTAGGGGGTGCGGATAATGGCAAGAAAGCGCAGAAAGCACTCTAAAATAGACAAGCTGTCGCCGGAACTTAAAGCAACGGTCGAAGATATGATGAAAGCCGATTTTACATATGCGGAGATCGCAGACTATATAAAGGATCAGACCGATCAGCCCATATCAATATCCTCGGTTTGCAGATACGCCGCAAATCTGAATGAATCTGTTGAGACCCTCAGAATGGCTCAGGAGAATTTCAGGGTCATAATGGAGGAGATAAACAAGTATCCGGCTCTCGATACCAGCGAGGGAATAATCAGGCTGCTGTCGCATAACGTGTTGGAATCTATACAGAACACTCCCGAAGAAAAATGGAAGAACATAGACCCGGAAGCCTTGCTCAAACAGGCTACCAGCCTTGTAAAGGCTGCGGCGTATAAAAAGAATATGGATCTGAAAAACGAGGATATCCTTAACGCGGGCTTTGAACAGGTCAAGTCAATGGTGTTCGAGGCAATGGCAAGGGAACGTCCCGATCTTTACAAGGATGTGGCTAAGTTCCTTGAGGAGAAAAGGAGCGATATATGATCTACGTTATTTATGTTCAGAGCGGCAGAGAGCATGACGTTGTTGCCACTCTCAGAGATAAAAATATTAACGCCTATGCGCCTGCTCACGACCTGTTGGAACGTAAAGGCGGCGTGTGGCGCATGGTACGCCGGATGATATTTCCCACATATGTTTTTGTTAACAGTGAAGGCATCACAGACGAGCTTTACTACACCGTGAAAAATACTGTCGGCGTATTGAGATTTTTGGGCAGACCGCCCACTCCGCTGCCGATGAGCGAGGAAGTCAGACTTCGGTGGATACTTGATGTCGAAAATCTTACCGTCAGCCGTGGTTACATAAACAGCGGAAAGGTGACTATCACAGAGGGACTGCTCAAAGGCAGAGAACACTGCATTGTTAAATACAGCAGGCGGCGTAAACGCTGTACGCTGTACTGTGAGATAAACGGCAGGCGTCATTACTTTGACGTTGCTGCAGAACTGGAAAAGATCTGATCATAAGCGTAAGGTTGATTCGTCCCCTGCGCTTAAGCTCAGATTACATAGCGCCGGACATCAACGGAATTTTGAAACAAAAATATCCGAATGGCGAAGCATTGCTATTTGATTTCATTTTAGCGGCGTTTAACGGCGTTATAGCACGTTTTGAAATAATTCTTAGGATAATTTCACACTTGAAAGAGAAAGCCCTTAAAACGGGCGTGTAGTTTGAGTTTGAGCGAACGGAGGTGTTAATGTGAATGTAAAGAGAAAACAGGCTATCGACACGCTGTCGGCAGCTGTAAGCAACATTAATGATGTAAAAATACAGACGGATATACAAAGCCTCGGCGAGCTGTCGGAGGCTTTTATTAATACCTCCGACAAGGCAGAACGGAAAAAGCTTGCCACAGATTATAAAAAGCGGCACAAGGAACTTCAGGATTTTTTGGACGACAATCCTGAACTTGTAAACTCCGAAGTGGAGAGAGCTTTGCTTGCGGCGGCTCTGGGCGGCGAATATGCAGAGGAAGAAGTTAGAGTTGACGCCAGAGGGCGCAAAACGATCAGGCGCAGGGTAAAAAAAGTCGCTCCCAATCCGTCCGCCGCTCTGAGCTATTTGCAGAATAAAGACAAAGAAAACTGGTCACCGAATCCCAAGGCTGATCCTGAGCTGGAGGACACGTCGGAAATTGAGGAGGATATCTATGGCAAGGACAACTAAGCCTGAGAAACGCAAAAAGACCATACCCTACAATTTTGGCGATAAGCATAAGGCATATATCCGAAAGTCACAGGACTGCATGATAAACGTTGCCGAGGGAGCGGTAAGAGCCGGAAAGACAGTGGACAACGTTCTTGCTTTTTGTCACGAGCTTAAGACTACTAAAGACAAGATACATCTTGCATCGGCGTCAACACTCGGCAATGCGAAAATCATTCTTGGCGACTGTAACGGCTTTGGTATTGAGCATTTCTTTCGAGGTCAATGCCGCTGGGGTAAGTACAAGGGCAATGAGGCTCTTATCATAAAGGGCAAGGATACAGGATTTAAAACAAGGATCGTCATCTTTTCCGGCGCTATGCTTGCCAGCAGTTATAAGTCCATACGAGGCAACTCTTATGGTATGTGGATAGGTACTGAGATCAATCTGCATCACAAATCATTTGTGCAGGAGGCTTTTAACAGATCTATCGCCGCAGATAAGCGTAAGATATGGTGGGATCTTAACCCGGACAATCCAAAAAGCTGGATATACACCGAGTACATTGACAAGTACCAGCAGGACGCCGCCGATTGCAAATTCCTCGGCGGATACAACTACGCACATTTTACTATTGACGATAACATAAATATCTCAGATCAGCGTAAGGCTGAGGTAAAATCTCAGTACGATCCGACATCTATCTGGTACAAGCGAGATATACTGGGGTTAAGGATAGCGGCAGAGGGTCTTATCTTCCAGAGCTTTGCCAACGACCCCGAAAAGTATATAATACCCGAATCACAGCTTGACAAAAGCAAGATCACATCAATACAGATAGGTATCGACTTCGGCGGCAACAAGTCAAAGACCACATTCGTGGCTACGGCTTTTATTGAGGGCTTTAAAAAGCTTGTCGTTATTGCAGATCACAAAATAGACGGCGGCAAGGGCGAGGTCGGTCCCGATACTATTTACACTGCTTTTATAAAGTTTGTAAAGACGTTATATATGCGTTTTAATCCGCTTTTAATTAAATTTGCATGGGCGGACAACGAAAACCAAGCGGTAATAAACGGTCTGAGAGTAGCCTGTGCCAGAGCAAGACTGATGGTCAAGATCGTGGACTGCTACAAAGCTCCACGAAACGACAGAATATCTATGCTTACGTCTTTGATGGCTCAGGGCAGATTTTGGGTGCTTGACATTTGCAAAAATGTTATCGGAAGCTTGTCGGAGCAGATATGGGATCCTAAAATTCCGGACAGAGACGAGCGTCTTGACGACGGTACTTGCGATATAGATACCGCTGACGCTCTGGAGTACAGCTTTAGCAAATTTATCAAGCCGCTAACGCTGGCAGGAGGTGAAAACATTTGAACAGTGAGATAATAAACTGGCTGAATAATAACTTCGGCTATAACATTTCGACCAACTATTATAATAATATATCCGTATGGAAAGACTGGTGGAAGGGTTTTCATGAACCATTTCATAGGATAACTTTTGAAAACGGAGAAAAACGCAAGAGTCGTGATATGTATACCATGAAAATGGCCAAAAAGGTGTGCGAGGACTGGGCAAGCATATTAATAAACGACAAAACGTTTGTAAAAGTAGATGATGAATACTCGGAAAAGTTCATCGTTGGCGATACCGACAACGGCGGAGTGTTCGGCAGCAACAACTTCTGGGATCAGGCTAACGACCTCATGGAAAAAATGATGTATTCCGGCACTTGTGCCGTTGTGATACGTCTTAAAAATGCTGTGGTAAGCTCAGACGGCAGACTTCTGCCGTCACCGGACGCATGGATAGATCTAAATTACCTTGAGGCGGATAGGATAATAGTCCTATCATCGGACAACGGCATTATCACCGAAGCAGCGTTTTGCTCCGATATCTGTACAAAAGGCAGCAACAAGCTGTATCTTGAGATACACCGTCTGGAAAAAGGCGAATATGTCATAGAAAATCACATCTTTGGAATAAAAGATAAATCGCTGTTGAGCGAAGAACCTCTGCCGGACGGTGTTGCAAGAATAATGCATACAGGATCAGACAAGTCTTGGTTTACCATATGCAAACCTGCTATCGTTAATCCCATTAACGGCAATAATGGGATGGGCTGTGCGGTTTTTGCCGGAGCGATTGACAACTTGAAGGGAGTTGATCTTGCATATAATAATCTTAACTCTGATTTTTGGTTGGGACAGAAAAAAGTGTTTTTAAACAAAAATATGCTTGAAGATATGTCTGGAGATAAAAAGGTTGCTCCCGATGAGGTAAATCAACAACTGTTTTATTATATCGGCGAGACTATGGACGATGGCACGGGTAAGAGTATGGTGCAGGAGCATAATCCCGATCTGAGAGTTGCAGACAATACGGCGGGTATACAGGCACAGCTTGATTATCTCAGCTTTAAGGTGGGATTTGGTACTAAGCATTATCAGTTTAATGCAGGCTCTATAGTAACTGCTACCCAGTACACAGGCGACAAGCAGGACTTGATCCAAAACGCACACAAGCATTTTATAAAAGTTGAGAGCTTTTTGCATGGTCTTGTTAAAACGCTCCTCTGGATAGGCCACAGCTTTATCGACGCACAGGTCAAGGAGGACGCACATATATCCATAGTCTTTGACCAAAGTCCACTGGTAGACGAAAATGCCGAGCGACAACGTGACAAAGATGATGTCACAGCAGGTTTAATGCAGAAGTGGGAATACCGTGTTAAATGGTACGGCGAATCGGAAGAGGAGGCAAAGGCACGTCTTGCAGACGGTGAACCTACCGACGATGAGCTTATGGGCTTTGAGGACGGTGAGGAGTAATGCTTACCCCTCAGACGTTACAAAAACTGCCAGATGACTTGATTGATCTTGTAAGCGAGGTACAGACTGATATAATCAAGTCTATTGCCAAAAAGCTTGTTAAAGCGGACTATCTTACTCCCTCGGCAGAATGGCAGTTGTACAAAGCAAGCCAGTTGAAGATGTCTACAAAAGAGATCACTGCTATGCTTGCAGAATTTACAGGCAAATCAAAGCGGCAGATATCAAAGCTGTACACCGATGCCTGTAAGGAGGCAATCAACAACGACGCCAAGATATACAGAACTTACGGCAAGGACTGCTCCGCCGCTCTGAGGTCGGTGGCATTATCCAACACGCTTAAGGCAGGCGTTAAAAATGCAAATGGTATGACAAAAAATCTGTGTAAGTCCATGGTAGAGTCCTCGCAGGCAACTGTTACTCATCTTATGGACAAGGCATGGTTAAAGGTACAAAGCGGTGCTTTTACATATCAGGATGCTATTTACGACGCAGTTGTCGAGCTTGCTAAACAAGGTATTGCGACTGTAACTTATCCATCGGGTAAGACCGACTGGGCAGACGTTGCAGTGCGGCGTGCGGTAATGACGGGCATAAGTCAGACCGCAGGTCAGATGCAGCTTGATCTTGCCGCAGAAATGGACTGCGATCTGGTTGAGGTCACCGCACACATGGGCGCGCGTCCCTCACACGCTTTATGGCAAGGCAAGGTTTACAGCATTTCGGGCAAATCTAAAAAATACCCTAAACTCAGCACCGCCACAGGCTACGGAACGGGTGACGGCTTGAAAGGCTGGAACTGCCGACATGATTTTTATCCGTTTTTCGAGGGAATTTCCGAACGTGCTAATCTCCCTGTTGACGTGACCGAAAACAACAGACAGTATGAATTATCGCAGAAACAGCGTGCTATGGAGCGGTCTATACGAGCTACAAAAAGACGTTTAGCTGCATATGACGGTGCTATCTCTGAGACGGAAGACGAGGTGCTTAAACGGAGACTGCAAAATCAGTTTGAACGCCACTCGGCTATACTGAAAACTAAGGAAAAACGGCTGTCTGAGTTTTGCGATACGAACGATCTTTATTCCGAAAAGGACAGAGTTCGGGTTGTTGGATTTAACAAGAGTGTTTCGCAGAAAGCGGTATATGGGAATAATCGTTACTTTGTTAAGCAAATGAAAAGCTACGGCATAGAAAATCCGCCGAAAAGCCTTGACATTTTTGAAAATATGAAGTATAATAACTCTCCTGAGTGCAAATTGATGAATGCATATATTACTTCTGTAAAAAAGGGAAAATTTTCTCCGCTTGTAGGTTACGATCATTATAAGAAGTTGCACAATGAGATTAACAACAGTCTTGTTGGTTTAACTACAACTAACGGTATTGAAATAACTGGGCAATCGGATCATTTCATTGAACGTGTTATTGGTGTAATCAAAGATCCTGATACGGGTAAGAAACGTCTTGGCGTTGAACTTCAAGATATTCAGGATGCTTTGACCAATGGTAAAGCAATGAAACCCAAAATTAGCAGGGATAAAAACGGTAACATTTTATATGATGAAGATGGTAAACCTAAAATATCTCAGCTATTTGTTACAGATAAATGTGCAGTATCCATAAATCCTGAAACGGGCGTGCTTATTCAATGTAATCCAAAGTGAGGTGTATTATTATGATATTCAATTTCAAAAAAGATGAATATGAAATGCTTGTCAAATATGGCGATTTTGAAGATTTGGAATACCCATACAAGCTCTTCCCCGAAACAAGTCAGATAGAAATAAATAATAAAGATGTTTCTATGTTTCAATGCATAATTAGCAACATATCAGTTGTTTATGGCATGGACGAAAATCAGAATAATATGACAGATTTCGGATATAAAGCATTGGATATTTATGATAAGGTTTATTTTCAAATTCATAATGAATAAGCTCCCAGCTACTGGGGGCTTTTAATTTTGCAAAAAGGAGCTGATAATTTATGCTTTCAACCCTCATATTGCTTTACGCCCTTGATACAGGGCAAATCCCCGTTGGCTGTTATGTAGCCGCATGGGTCTTCACAATAATAAAAGGTATTTGTTTGGTTATTAAATGCCTTGTAGATTTATCAGATGATTAAAACTGCATTTTAACGATAGTAAAACGCTCTTTCAAGGGCGTTTTATTTATCCTCGTTTTTGCGGAGCAAAAATCCGAGCCGCTTGCGAGGAGATAAATTTTATACTCAAAATTAAGGAGGAAAAATCCCTATGGAACTGAAAGATTTAACAGCTCTCGGTATTACCGAGGAGCAGGCAAACAAGGTGCTTGAACAGCACACAGCGGAGCTGACCGCAGAACAGCAGAAGTACACAGACCTTAACGCAGAACTGGAAACGGCAAAATGCACGATCTCAGAGCTTACTGATAAGGTCAAAGCATTTGACGGCGAGGACATTGAAGGACTTAAGAAAGCGGCGTCCGACTGGGAAAGCAAGTACAATGCAGATATTGCCGCACTTAAGCTTGACAAGGCTCTGGAACTGTCCCTTGCCGGAGCAAAAGCAAGAGATGTGGACATTGTCAAGTCTCAGCTTGACTCGTCGCTCCTCAAGCTTGACGATGACGGCAAGATCACAGGTCTTACCGAACAGCTTGACAAGCTTAAGGCCGACAAAGCATTTCTCTTTGCGGATGGTGATGAGCCTACCGCAAGGATAGACACCGGTCTTGACCACGGTTCGGCAACAGAAACAACATCAGACGCACAGGCAAGAGCCGTAATGGGTCTGCCTGCGACTAAGTAATTTTACGGAGGTAAAATATTATGGCAAACGCAATTACAAAATTTAAAACCTACATCGCACTGCTTGACGAGGTTTACAAGCAGGCATCTTTGACCGCCGATCTCGACAGCGATCCTACTCTTGTTAAAGCGGGCGCAAACGCAAATGAGATCATAATCCCTAAGATCTCTATGGACGGTCTGGCGGACTACTCCAGAAACAGTGGCTATGTAAAGGGCGATGTTACTCTTACAAACGAGACTGTTACCTTTAATTACGACAGAGGTCGTAAATTCAGCGTTGACAATATGGACAATGAGGAGACTGCAGGACTTGCTTTCGGCAGACTGTCCTCAGAGTTTATCCGCGTCAAGGTTGCTCCCGAACAGGACGCATTCAGGTTCGCGACCTATGCAGGTACAACAGGCATATCTAAGGTTTCTGCAGGAGCAACACTTTCATCGGGTAATGATGTCCTTACCGCTCTGATCACTGCACAGAACAAAATGGACGAAGACGAAGTATCGCCGGAAAACCGTATTCTGTACATCACTCCTACTCTGTATAACCTTGCTATCAATGTGGACACCACAAAGTCAAAGGCTGTACTTGACGGCTTTGCTAAGATCGTAAAAGTGCCTCAGAGCAGATTTTACACTGCGATCGATCTTAAGGACGGCACGACAAAATCAGAGGGCGTCGATGAAACGGCAGGCGGTTTTGCTAAGGCGACAACCGCAAAGGATATAAACTTTATGATAATCCAGAAGTCGGCGGTTATCCAGTATCCTAAGCACACGGTAAACAAGGTCGTTACGCCGGAGGAAAATCAGACGGATGACAGCTGGCTGTTCTTCTTCCGTGCTTATGGTCTGGCTGATGTGTACGAAAACAAGGCGGCAGGTATTTATCTGCACCACAAGGCATAGGAGGTGTCGTTATGGCAAAGACAGTAGGATTGACTTTTAACGAGAAGCCAATAACAATAGAACCGCCTGCCGACTATTGCGAAAATGAAAATGTCATTGATTATAAGAGCATGACAGTCCCTGAACTAAAAGCTTATGCCGCCGAACTTGGCATTGACCTCGGGTCGGCAAGCAAGAAGGACGCAATCATTCAGGAAATCGTCGATGCAGTTGCGGTAGAGGATACGACAAGCGAAACGGAGGTGTAGGCTATGGCTTATGCTGATTACACGTTTTACACTGCTGATTTTCATGGCAATAAGATTTCCGAAACGGATTATCCTTATTTTGCGGAGCGTGCATCGGAATATCTCGACAGTCTGAGCTTTGCCGAGACCGACGAGATCAGCCTTGCCAAAGCCTGCTGTGCTTGTGCAGAGATCATGTACTCCGCACAGCCGGATAAACAGATAGCCTCCGAAAAGGTCGGAGATTATTCGATAAGTTATTCGACCACTCAGACTGCTGTCGCCGATGAGCTGATCAAGACCGCCTCCAGATACCTTAATCTCAGGTCTGTGGGGTGGATATAAATGAGATATAATACAAAATGCACCGTCTGGCACAAACAGCCCGACGGTGCATTTATTACACAGCATTATCCGTGCTGGTGGCAGGACACCGAAGCCGAAAACATTGCAAAGACGGGCAAGACCGATGTTGACCGGGCGTTGATACATCTGCCGTTGTTGGCTGTAGTCGATAAGTCCGACTATATTGCAAAGGGCGATATTGATTTTGACGTGACAGCCTCTGTGGCAGAGTTGCTTAAGGCTGTAAGCCCGCTCAAAATCAGTACTGTAGAGCGCAAGGATTACGGCAGTCCCATAATGCGGCACACGGAGGTGACGGCTAAATGAGTAATAACAGTATTAAAGTAACTCTCACGGTCGCTCCCGAAAATGAACTGTTTGCGAGGCGTGGTCTGCAAAAAGGCGGCCGAGTACAGAAGTATATCGACAGCGAAGTATTACGTTGCTGTGATAGTTATGTGCCAATGCTTACCGGTAAGCTTAAACAGTCCGGTATTACATCAACGGTAGTTGGATCAGGCATGGTGCATTACAACACACCATACGCCCGCAAAAATTATTACGATAACAAAGGTATGGGCAAGCAGGGGCTTAACCTTGGGGGCAAGCGAGGCAGACTATGGTTTGAGCGTATGAAACCCGATCATCTGTCCGGAATAATCAAAGGAGTGAAACGAATTGCCGGAGCAAAATAAAAGCCTTTTGGAGGCTATGAAAGAATATGTGTTACAGTATCCCAATCTTGGAGATATTGATCTGCACATAGACCAGACTGAGTCTGAACCTGTTAATTACAGTATACAGACATCAGGTCTTGTAAAACTCAGTGAGGACGTGTGCGGAAATCAGATATGGCAGTACAATGCTTTGCTCCAGAGCAGAGAGTACACAGCCGATGATCTGTCAAGGCTCAATGCATCAGCTTTTACGGAGGATTTTATCTTCTGGATTGAAAAACAGAACAGTAGCCGGAATTATCCAGAACTTGCAGGAAATTTTGAACCTATCAGTATATCCGCTGATAATGGCATACTGCTTGCTCTGGATGAGGACGGAGACAGAGGATTGTATCAGATACAGATACATTTTACATTTGAGGAGGAAATATAAATGGCAGCTACAGGAATAAAAAAGCTTAAAAGAAGTCATCTTATGCATTTGTTGGATTCCACTTTTGGCGGAGAAACTCCGTCATGGTTCCTGATCGGCAAAAACATTGAGGATATGTCTATGGATTTGGGACCGGATACCGCGACTGTTAAGAATATCCTTGATGAAACAGATGTAAATGACAACGGTTACGAACCTAGTTTGTCTGTTGAAACCTACTACGCAAATACAGAAGATGCGATTTACGAAAAGATCAAATCTATTGCGTTGGATCGTCTTGTTGGCGACGACTGCAAGAGCAAATATCTTGAGGTGCTTATCGATAAGACCGAAGGTCCTTACGATGCATGGATGGAAGATTGCATCGTTAAGCCGCAGTCATATGGCGGACCGCAGGGCGGTGTCAACATACCGTTTAATATCCAACCCTGCGGCAATCGTATTAAGGGTACTGTAACAATCGCAAATAAAGTGGTGACATTTACGCCGCTGGCTGAAGGATAATTTGAGGGGCGACTAAGCCCCTCTTTTCTAAGGAGTGTTTTTTATGTCAGAAACAATTAAGCTTAGTTTTGACGACGGATACAAAAATATCGAATTAAATGGGAATCCGGATAAAATAATCCGTATTAATCCAACAGATACTCAGTTTATTAACCGAATTTCAGGCTTTGATGAGAAATATGAGAATATACGCAGTAGATACGGAGATATCGATATGAACTCTATCAATGATCTGCAGAATCTTGATGAGAATAATCCGGACTTTGAAAAGCTGAAACTTGCCGCTGATAGTGTGGACAAACTTGATATGGCGGTGAAGGATCTTATAAATGAGATCTTTGGTTATGATATTTCATTAATAGTATTCGGAACTGATTCATGTCTTTCGCCTGCCGGAGGTCAACCAGTATTTATGAATTTTATGCAGTGCATCTTCGCGTACATAAATGAATGTTCTGTGGAGGAAAGAAAGAAATCACAGGAGAAACTTAATTCCTATGCGGCACAGCGCAATACCATTGTTGGTGAAACAAAATGATAGGTGCATTGCCTAAAGCTTTGACAGTCAACGGTAAAATATATTCAATATATAGTGATTATCGCGTAGCTTTGCTGATTTTTTCTATGTGCAATGACGATACGCTTAATGACAAAGCCAAAACATATGGATGTATACAACTGTTGTACAAGCATCACGATCAGATACCTAACTCGGATCTTTACGAAGCGGCAGAACAAGCCAAATGGTTTCTTGACGGCGGAGATATGCCAAAATCTAAACGTCAACCTAAACCGTTGATAAACTGGGATCAGGATGAAGGGATTATTTTTCCAGCTCTCAATAAGGTAGCAGGAAAGGAAATTCGTGAAATTGATTATATGCATTGGTGGACGGTTTTAGGCCTTTTTAATGAGATTGGTGAGGGTTTATACAGTAATGTTATAAATATACGCTATAAGCTTGCACACAATAAAAAACTTAGTAAAGGAGAACAGGACTTTTACCGGAACAACAAAGAACTTATTGATATTAAGGTGAAGCTTACAGCAGAGGAACAGGATGAACTTGATTTTATAAATAATCTGTTATAAAAAAAGTCAGCCCGTTTGGACTGACTTTTTTATTACGCCCACCACTGATTACCGCAGTTAAGGCAAGTTATACGAACTTTTTTTGCTCCTTTGTTTCCGGCAACAAGACCTATTGGACCGGCAACAGCAGTTCCTATGACTGCTTTTCCGACTCCAAAGCCTTTTTTGTTTGCCGTAAGCGAAGTACTTCCACATTTAGGACAGCAAGCAATACCGTTTTTCTTGTTTTCCTTTATACGCTGACGTTTTGATAACGTTTTTTCTTCATGTTGTGTTTCGCCTGTTTGTGATGAAGTTGATGTGGTTACTTCCATCGGTATAAAAGTATTATTGCTAAGTGCGGAGAAGTAACCACATAACTCAGCAATTTTTTTATTATTGTTAAAGAAAAACATTACGTTATATGATTTTCCGTTTGCTGTTATAAACAAGCGACCGTTCTCGGAAGGAGTTCCGGCTGTATATCTAATATCTGATATGTCGGATACTTTTATAGTTTCGCTTTTGAGCCCACTTTTGTATGAGATCTCCGTTTCCGAAACTATTATAGTTGACACAAAAGCCGATTTTATTGTGGCATTCATAGGTATAGTTGAAATCGAGTTGACTTCTTCAATTTCGGTTTTATTGTGATGCAGAATTTCAGTTCCACATATCATGCAGAAATCTGATTCATCGGATATTTCTGCGCCGCATTTAAAGCAAAACATAACATTTCCTCCCATTATGTATTTTTTTCATTATACAGCGTATGGAGGATTTTGTCAAGAAAGGAGGCTGATATAATTGGCAATTGACGGCAGACTTAATTTCGATACAAAAATAGATACAAAAGGATTTTCCAAAGGTATAAACAGTTTAGGTAACCAGCTTAATAATCTCCGAAATATAGTTTTAAAAATGGGTGCAGCACTTGGTACTGTGTTCAGCGGAAAAGAAGCACTTGAAGCTGCTGCAGATATAAATGCTGCAAATTCTCAAATGCAACAGACTTTTGGAACTTTAAAATCTGCTGCAGATAATGCTATGAAAAGTGTTGCTGATAACAGTAGCATTCTTCAGACAAGACTTCAAAATGTAGGCACATCTATTTATGCTTTTGCTAAAACTACGGGTATGGATTCAGTTAGTGCTCTAAAAATGATGGAAGAAGCGTTGCAGGTAACAGCAGACAGTGCGGCATATTACGATCGAAGCCTTGAAGATACTGCAGAAAGCCTAAAATCGTTCTTGAAAGGCAACTTTGAAAACGATGCTGCTTTGGGTTTGAGTTGTACAGAAACTACGCGAAACACAGCGGCTAATAAACTCTATGGAAAATCATTTATGGAATTATCCGAAGCTCAGAAGCAACTTACACTATTGCAAATGGTCAAGGATGCAAATGCTCTTTCTGGAGCGGAAGGACAAGCCGCGCGAGAAGCAGACGGCTGGGAAAATGTCATCGGTAATCTGAAAGAGTCTTGGAAACAGTTGCTTGCTGTAATAGGACAGCCTGTTCTTTCTGGTGCTGTAACAGTTGTAAAAAACATAACAGCGGAATTGCAAAGTTTGACAGCTGTTGCTAATTCAGCAGTTAAAGCACTTTCTGAGGTGTTTGGAATTAAACTGATGAATACAACAGATGGAGTTGCTGAAAGTTCTTCGCAGGCGGCGGAAAATTATTCCGATATGGCAACATCGGCTGAAGCTACTGTCGAGGCTCAAGAAAATGCACTTGCAAGCTTTGATCAGATAAATAAGCTGGCGGACAACAGTTCCTCATCTGATACAAATGCATCGCCAGTGGTCGGTACTCTAAGCGGCAATACGATCTCCACTACTGTAGATGTTGATACATCTGATGCCGATAAAAAGCTTAAAGATTTTTTTTATTGGGTAAAATCATCTTTTAATACTATTTTTACGCCATTTAAACAAGCTTGGGATAAAAATGGAGTCAAGGTAACAGATAGTATGAGATTTGCTTTCGAGGGTGTATGGAGTGTTATCAAAAGCATAGGCGGATCATTCACCGATGTTTGGAGTAACGGAACGGGCGAACAAGTTTCTGAACATTTACTCGGTATATGGACAAACATTAATAATACAATCGGATATGTGTCACGCAATTTTTCCTCCGCTTGGTCTGATAGCAGTGGTACAAAAATTATTCAGGACATTCTTGATATTTTTAATGATATACTCGACACAATTGAAAACATAACGGCAGACACTGTTGAATGGGCGCAGAACATTGACTTCTCACCGCTCATTACATCATTTGAAAATGTAACATCCGCATTAAAGCCTTTAACTGCCGACATATTTGACGGTATCGAATGGTTCTGGGATAATATTTTGCTCCCTATGGCATCATGGACTATAAGTACTTTGATACCAACATTTCTTAATTTGCTGGCGGCAGCTATAAAAGTTCTTGATTCAGCAATTTCAGCGTTAAAACCTATGGGTAAATGGCTGTGGGATAAATTTTTGAAGCCTATTGCAACATGGACCGGAGGTATTATAGTAGGCGCGTTGAAAGGTATTACATCAGCCTTAAATGGGGTTAGTGACTGGATAAAGAATCATCAGACTGCTGTCGAAAATTTTGCTGTTGTAGTTGGGACTTTGGGATCGGCATTTGCAATATCCGGAATAATTCAAGGCGTAGTAAGTGCATTTGCCGCATTGGCGGCAGGAACAAGTGTATTGACACCGTTAATTACTGCACTTGGTGTAGCAATTAATTTTTTGACGAGTCCAATCACACTTGTATGTCTAGGAATCGGTGCGCTTATCGCTATCGGCGTACTGCTGTACAAAAATTGGGAAACAGTAAAACAGTTTTTTATTGATTTGTGGGACAGCTTTAAAATGACCATACAGCAATTTGTAGACTGGGTAACAGAGGTCTGGACATCAATTAAAGACTTTTTCGCCGGAATATGGCAAGGCATAAAAGATGTATTTGCCGTCGTGGCAGAATGGTTTACGGGAATTTTCCAAGCAGCTTGGGACGGTATTTTGTCTGTCTGGAATGCCGTTATAGGTTGGTTCTCAAATCTGTGGACAGGAATCAAAGACATTTTTTCTGCAGTAGGAAGTTGGTTTGGAGATATATTTACAACTGCGTGGACAAATATAAAATCGGCGTTTTCGGCTACAGCACAATTTTTCAGGGATTTGTGGACTGCAATAAAATCACCGTTTATTAAGGTAGCTGATTGGTTTAAAGATATATTTTCAAAGGCTTGGCAAGCAGTTAAGGACGTATTTTCGACTGGTGGCAAAATTTTTGACGGTATCAAAGAGGGTATAACAGGAGTATTCACAACGGTTGTAAACGGCATAATTGGCGGAATAAATAAAGTTATTTCTACTCCACTGGATTTTCTTAATGGCATACTTAATGATATTCGTGATATTGAAATAGCAGGCTTTACACCATTTGATGAGTTTTGGGACTATGACCCTATACCAGTTCCTCAGATTCCAATGCTCGCCACCGGCGCGGTAATTCCGCCGAACTCCGAGTTTCTTGCGGTTCTCGGCGACCAGAAACGCGGCACAAACATCGAAGCTCCGCTGGATACGATCAAGCAGGCTTTGTTTGAGGCGCTTGCTGTTTACGGCGGAGCTGTAGGCAATCAGAAAATAAGCGTAACGATACCGATCGAAGTAAAGGGCAGAGTGCTGTCACAGATCGTTATTGACGATATAAATGATTTTATCAAGCGCAACGGCAAATCGCCGATAAAAGTATAGGAGGGATACTATGAAATCAAATGGATTGAAATTTGAAGAAGAAACGGTAGCCACTCCTGCTGAAATTACTTTTTGTAACAATAAAATCTGGTCGGGCAATGCAGGGCGCACCGCTAATTGTCTTATGGTCGGAGACATCAGGGCTATAAAGAAAACGGTCACTATTAAATGGTATCATCTCACAGGCGAGCAGACTGCACAGATAAATAAGTATATCTCAAATGTTGATAGCCCATTTTTTAACGCCACACTTTTGGACGAGACTTTTAATGAAATCAAAATAAGGGTCTATGCAGGAGATCCAAGCTATGAAATATTCGGCTGGGACGAAAAGCGGCAGTTTTGCAAAGGCGTTGCTGTTGACCTTATCATGCAGTAGGAGGCGGATATATGTATACAACAAGTACAACCGTCTCCTCACGCATCGAAAGCTACTGCCGCACATGGCGTATGTGGCTTGAAAACGACGAGAGCGTAATAATGGGGGACAACATAATGTCCGCTACCAGTGACGTGCAGTCAACGAGCCTCAGTGACGACATAGAGCTTGGTGCAGTGTGCTCGCAGTCGTGGGCATTACAGATAAACGATGCTGAAACACGTTTCCTCGGCAGCGAGTATGACCTGTCCTTGTACCTTGCAGACCTCACAGGCGTGACCACCTACTCCACCCTGGAAGCCTACACCTACGCTGAACTTTCAAAGCTGACAGTGGAGCAGATAAGCAAGCTTGGAGAGGTGCTTGACGGAGAGAGAATACCACTTGGACGTTTTACTTGTGTCAAATCGAAAAAGTCGGGTGGAAATACTGAGGTCACTTTTGCGGATAGGTTGTATTTTTCCGACAAGGTCTACAAACCCACTGTCACCCTGCCTGCATGGAGCAAAGCTGTTGAGGATGACATATGCAAGCAGCTTGGACTGCAAAACGGCAACGACTATACCATCCCTGCAAAACTCCGTGTAAAGGGCGGAGCAAGGCTCTACGGCAAGGGGCATATACGCTTAAAGACCGCAAACTTCGACTTCAAAATAAGCTCTATACCCAAAGACACCACAATGCGGCAGATGCTCAGCTACATAGCTTCGGCACAGGGTGAGTTCGGGTACGTTGACCGCTTCGGGCGGTACGTCCGCAAATGGTACGGCTCGAGCGTGAAGATACTGGACAACAACACTATCGACCTGCCAACACTGGGAGAACGTCCGAATATCCTTGCAGGCATTGTCTGCAAGGTCAGCGACAGCGAAACTCTGCGGCTGGGCAACACCACAGGCTCGGCAGGGCGTGTGTTGGAGTTTGAAAATCCATATATGACAATGTCGCTGCTGCGGTCATTGTGGCATAGGATAGGCGGCTTTTCGTGGTATACAACGGAGCTTTTTCACTGCCTTGGCGACCCACGATTTGACGTCGGGGACGTTGTGACATACGTCAGCGACAGCGGCGAAAGCTATGATATACCAATAACTAACATAGGATTCAATTTTGACGGCGGACTTTCAGCCGATATTTCTGCGGTGGGTCTGTCTGTGGAAGAACAGCTTTAGGAGGCGAGATAATGGACGAAAATGAGATAACAACTGTGGCTGATACGCAGGCGGAGAATACTGCCGATACAGCAGACACAGGTCAGACAACGCCCACCATCGAGGAGCTTATCCAGCAGCTCACGACGAGAGTGGCGGCACTTGAAGAAATAGTCGGCGAGGAGGAGTATGAGCTGCGGTACTCGGGCGAACAGACGGACGAGCTTTTAGACGGCGGTACAGCGGTGTTTCGAGCAAAGACAGCGGCACAGATAGTAAGCCTTGTGAACAGGCTCTACCCACTGTATATGCGGTGGGGGTCTTTCACGGTGAATATGAAGGTCAACGCTGACAACGGTTCCCAGTGGTCATATAATACACGCACAGGAATGATACCCTCGGGGGTCACTAACCCTGCGGTGTTTATGGTGTGTGACTGGGGCAAAAAGCACTTCAAGTCGCAGAGTTTTCAATACAAAGTCGCAAGCAACGGCAGGGACATCGACTGGGAGGCATACCTTGAGCACACCTCAGACCAGGGCGGCACATACGCTTTCAAGGTGTACTATCTCATAGTCGGCAAAAATGCGGAAGGGGGAAGTATAGTTGGCTAGTTTCACGGAAAATCTCGGACTTAAAAAGCCCGACAGGTCGGACAGGTTCAGCATCGAGGACTTCAACGGCAATATGGATATTATCGACACTATACCCGATATGGCGAGCGGTGCAAGCGTCCCTGTCGGCACGGCATACGGCTGGACAGAGGGCGCAGCGGTGACGGCGGTTGTGGGGGTAGCTAGCGAATATACGGAGGTGACAGAATAATGGCGATCGTTGAAAAATGTGGCAAAGTAAAAGATGAAAACTCTGGCGGGTATCGTGTTTATTCTCAAATATTTACGGATTTTGACAATTCATATGACTGGGTAAAAGTCGTAAAATCTGAGGACACATATATTCACAATTGTTATATTACAGATACGCTTTATTTGCAACTAAAAGGGGAAAATATCGGAAGAACTAATGCAATTTTTAAAATAAGTGTATGTGGCACGTTTGGTGAGAAATCGTTGTTTAGCGTGAGCGTAAATAACACATATATAACATGGGCATTCACTAAAACAGCAAAAGGATTTGCTTGCCAGTTATCAGCTTCGACAAGTGAATATGTCGATTATAAACGTTATAATCTCTATGTAGGAGAAGTTACAAAGCTTGACGGCTCAACAGCACAAGGCTGCGTTTACACCGCAGATGGCGGCACATTGACCATTGCAACGGACAGCGGCATATCAGTCGAAAATGCTTACAGTTCTGCGATTGCAAGTGATCGTATGGCAGTTCTTGTGCCAATAGTCAATTCAACAACGGGCGACGTTTTCAAGGACATTTATGCAATGAGATATTCACCGATACAATACAACAAGATGTTCATTCCTGACACTGACAAGAAATATCTTTGCGGAAAGAACATTTGCATAGAGGATTAGGAGTAAGCAAGATATGAAACAGAAATTTGCAAAGCTTATAGACGTCAAGTCTATCGTGACGATACTGCTGACGGCAGTGTTCTGCGTGTTGGCACTTCGCCGCACGATAACTGCAGAACAGTTCATCACGGTGTTTACTGTGGTGATATCGTTCTATTTCGGCACGCAGTATCAGAAAAACTATAAAAATAACAAGGAGGATAATTATCATGGCAGCGACAATTAAAGGCATTGATGTTTCTATGTATCAGACAAACGTAGATTTCGCAAAGGTCAAAGCGGCGGGCTACAGTTTTGTTATTATCAGATGCAATAACTGGGATAACACGAAGAACTGTGTAGTAAAAGATCCGCTTTTTGAAACGCATTACAAAAATGCAAAGGCAGCTGGGCTTGACGTCGGCGCATATTACTATACATGGCAGACAACAGTATCCGGTGCGAAACAGGACGCAGTTCTTTGTCTCGATTACATCAAGGGCAAAACTTTTGAATACCCGATTTACTTTGATCTGGAGTGGCAGAAAGCTTTTGCACGCGGTAAAACGGTATGCTCCGACATGGTAAAAACTTTTTGCACTACGCTGGAGGAAGCCGGCTACTTCGCAGGTCTGTATATCAGCCGAAGTCCGCTCCAGACTTACATAACAAATGATGTCGCAAGACGCTATGCACTGTGGATTGCAGAATACAACAGCAAGTGCAACTACGGCGGCACATACGGTATGTGGCAGTACAGCTCAAAGGGCAAGGTCAGCGGTGTTTCCGTGCCGGTAGACATGGATTACTGCTATGTGGATTACCCGTCTGTGATAAAGGCTAAGGGGCTTAACGGCTTTAAGGCTACTAACACAAGCACGTCTAAGGTACTTGACAGTTCGGGCTTTAAGAAAGGTGATAAATCCGATGGAGTTCTTGCACTGAAACAGCTCCTTATGCTGGCAGGGTACAAACTTGACAACAACGGCACGTTCGGAGACGGTACCCTAAAGGCGGTCAATGCTCTGTTGAAAAAGTGGGGCTATACTCAGAACGGTATTGCGGGGACTAAATTTATTAAAAAGCTGTCTGTAACGATAAAGTAAAGGAGTAGCTTATGGATACAAAAGAAACATCATACAGCCAAATGGTGACAGTCACTAGGCTTAATTACAGGAGCGATTGCAACTTCACCGCCGGAACGATCGTTGGCATTCTCGAAGATAATACTCCGGTAAAAGTCGCTGATGATTTTTATGAATTGCATCACGGTCACTACTGGAGAAAAATCAAGCTTGGTCGCAAGCATTATTATGTTGTTGCTGATTGGCTTAAAAAGATTTAAAAGTAACAGCTCCGGGCAATCCGCTCGGAGCTGTATACTATATTAAAAGGAGGTCATATTTATGAAAAGTCCAATACCATGGATTGGTGGAAAGAGCCAGCTTAAAAGTAAGATCATCAAGTCTTTCCCGCCTACAGAAAGCTACAACAGATTTATCGATGTATTCGGCGGAGGCGGGTCTATACTTTTTGCAAAAGGCAAACACGCTGATCTAGAGATCTATAATGACGCCAACAGTGATTTGGTCAACTTTTTCAGATGCTTAAAATATCATTCTGATGAGCTTAAAAAGGAGATAAAATACTATTTAAACAGCCGGGAAATGTTCCTTGACTGCCGTGAGCGCATATCTGTAACCGGATTTACAGACATTCAGCGGGCTGCTATGTTCTATGTGCTTGTCAAGACAGGCTTCGGAGCAAGTCTGAGAACGTTCGGCTGCAACAAAAAGCGGCTTAACACAGATAATTTCGCAGATATCGAGGCAAGACTGGATGGAGTAGTGATCGAAAACAAAGATTTTGAGGATCTTATCAAGGTATACGACCGTGAGAAAGCTTTATTCTACTGCGACCCTCCATACCACAAGACAGAGCGGCATTACACTGTTAAATTTACCGAGGATGACCATGAGCGGCTCTGCAGGGTTCTTCACCAGATCAAGGGCAGATTTGTACTGTCGTACAACGATGACAAGTATGTGAGAGACCTGTATAAAGACTACAATATTCAGGCGGTCACCCGCAATAACAGTCTTTCATCAGGTGATTTCAAAGAGGTAATAATCACAAATTTCTAGTATTTTTTTTAGAGAATAAATAACGGATTTCGTTATTTATGTTGTAAAAAACATACCGGAGGTAATCATGAGAGTAAAATTAAGGGCTTTGCTTAATTCCAGGGGCATTACTCAGGCTGAACTTGCGCAGGCGACAGGCATCAGACCGTCCACGATCTCACAGCTTTGCAATAACATCGCTGTCGGTTTCAAATTTTCACATCTTGAGCTGATTTGCAGATTTTTAAAATGCGATTTAAATGACATTTTAGAGCTGTAAAAAATACGTTTCAAAAATTCCCGATAATGCAAAAAAAGTGATGAGTGTTTCGTTTTGTTGAAACATTTCATCACTTTTTTGCGTTTTGCTTGTCAGTTTTTTGGATTTTGCTTGTCAAACATCAAGTATACTGATAAAGAACAATGATAAAATGCTTGTGAAAATATAATTTGAAATATCTGCAACTGTAAAATCAATAATTTTTTCGTTGCGGATAAATAATAAAAAAGCATAGATAATTATCCGGGTCAGGCAAAATACACATACTGACAAGAATGATTTCAGAATTATTTTCCCAAGGATTAAAGTTCTTTTTTTATATCGCAAAAGCTCATACTTTCCATAACCATAAAGGTATTTTTCACAATTGCCAAATAAATTGAAAACAACCAGTGAAATAAACAGAAAATCCGATGCAACAAGCATATTGCTGTTTCTGATATTTACCCCTTCAATTAAACCTAAAAGACCTCTGCTGGGAAGAGAGTTTTGCATAAAAAGTGCCGAAAGAAAAATTATCGGAATATATAATAACATTTTTTTTAACATAGTGTGAGTCCCCTGCTTCATTGAAACGTCAGAAGTGGGCATATATCTCTCACTGACAAGAAGCAATCCATAAGTATTGAAATTTCAAATAGTGATGAGATTTACTTATCATTAGATCAGATACTTCTGTTCTTATTTAAATAATTACAAAACATCTCTATTCTTTATTTTGATTTTATTCAGAATTACAAACACAATTATTATTGGAACAAACATCAGAACATCTGAAACTATATTCAAATTTTTCATATCTGTATTATAATATTTGGTGCAGACAAGTGTAAAAAATATAGGTGTATTAAGATGCAGTAGTTTATAAATAAACATCATAACAGAATTAACTATAAATACAAGAATACCGCTTAAAATAGAATTTAATGTAATGTAGTACAGAAATATCATAATTTGACTTGTCAACAGATAATAAAGAACATATGCTGAAAATTGCAGAGCAAAAATATCAAAAAAGTTTATTTGAAATAGTATATTTTTACTAAAATTCACACACATAAAAATCAAATGTGGCAGGCAAAAGGCAACTGAAAACATAACAGAGCAAAAAATTGAATTTATCAGATTTTTATTTCCAATCTTTTCTCTTGAAATTCGAATAACATTCTGACAATTAAGCTTCAAGAGAGTACTACCAAACAGAAATGCAAACAATAATGTATAAATTGTTGCTGTGTTGTTATACCACAAATATCCGGCAGTGTTCACTGTATTATCAATTGCATCTTTAATTAAATTATCTCCATTTGCCATGGATATATATTTGTTTTTCCTTTCAACAGTAAAGTGATAGAACAAAAAGAAAATAAATGTCAGTAAAAAATATATGTAATGTTTTTTCTTATATTTCATCTTTGTTTCTTAACCCCATAAAATAAGTAACTATAAAAACCATCAATACAGTAGCTGAAAATATAATTAAGCCTGAAAGATAATGATTAAATCCGTACTCAGTAAAAGGTTGTATGGAATTTCCGACACCGTAGGGAAAAATTGCCTGAATTATCCAAACAAAAAATGAAACAGGGTAAGCTATATAATGATTTCTGAAAATAATTGAAAAGCATAATCCTAAAACACTACAAAGACCACAGACGAAGCAGTAGGTTATTATATAAATAAAATAGTAAATATATGGGTGGTTATAGCCAAATATAAACCATTTATTCATATCATGATAGTATTCCTCCATGCCTCCGAACGAACTTCCGCTATGAAAAAAAATTATGCACAATAAGAAATTCAAAAGCAGAGAGAAAAACATTATTACAGACGGAACAATTGCTGCAATTTTAAATTTTGTTTTGTAATACTCTTTTTTTCCTACTCTCATTATCAGACATTTTAAATAGCCACTGTTTCTATCGGTTGTATAACTATCCGCATATAAAAGCAAGAAATATAATGGCAATATAAAAGAAAGCAGTATTTGTGTAAAATGCCCCATTGTTGAACCTGACAAAAAGCTTGTAAAAGCAGGGTGATTTTCAGGGTCAAAAGAACCAAATAAAATAATGTCATTATAAATATGTTGAATAAAATCTATTAATGGCAGCAAAAACATCAATAAAATAATTAATCTGCCCTTTGTACTTTTGAAAATTCGCATTAATTCACATTTTATCATTTTATCACCTTTAAAACAGAATAAGCATTAAATGAGACACTATATTGTCTAATTCATTAAGTATATTCCAAAAGTCGGCAATTGTCAATGGTGTTTTTTACAAATAAGCAAACAAATTATTTGTATTTTTGGGACATTATGTGTTGATTTTATGTAAGCGTAAAATAAATCCACGACTTCCAAACAATTGAACTTTGGTGTATAATAAAGTCCAAGCAACTCTATAGAGCGTATGAGAAAATCTAAGTTAGTCTATAGAGTGCATTGTGTACTGTAAAAAAATTAGAGTGGCAAATTTTATGCCATTCCCAACTAACGTTTTTATCACAGTTGATTAATTTACAGAGATTTTTTCGCAGAGCCATCTCGCACTGTCGTTACCCTACCCTCAGATCATCAAATACCGCAATGCCTTTTGCATTGGTTTTAGCAGTTTCGGTAAGGGATTTTCCGTTATAGGTATAGGATATATTGAACTCCCTGCCGCTGATTATGCCATCCTCGGCAGTTTTGTTAATTTTGATTGTTCCTGTTTCATAGTCCTCTTTCACCTTGTTTTTTCCTGCTTTGATTGTATATACGGTCGGATCAACTGAATAACCTGTTGGAGCCTTCAATTCTTTTGCGTAATAAGTCTTGCTTGGCAGCTTTACAGAGCCTTTTCCATTGCTTCCTATTTTGATTTCGGCAACCTTGTTTTTGCAGGACTTATCATGATAGATTCCATATACCGCTGTAGAATTATCAACGCTTGATTTTCCCACAAGATCACCATTTGTATTATACTTATCTATCTCAAAAGTCACGTCGGTCTTTGTGATCCTAAAAGCCGACATATTCATAGCAGTTGCTGTTTTACCGTCGGTCTTGTTATTAATTACAACACCCTCAGAGCCGTTAGCCTCGATTCTCCAATGCTTGCCGCCGTCGCCTTTTCCGTCACCTACTGTTTTGGAATTGATAAGACTTTCTGAAACGCCGATAGATTTCAGGTAAGACACTACATCTGAACGGCTGTTAAATTCGCCCATGTAAATCCACGCATGATCTTCGCCATATGGATTCTGAGCCACCACTACAGAACCGGGCGTAATAGTCGAACCGTTGGAACACTCCCAGTATGGACGGTCTGTGGTCTTGATGTTTTTCTTTTCAACATCGACCTTGGAAGTTTTACCGCCGTAGCTGATAGTGCAGTTGTCGTTTACCGTCAGCCAGTGATCGGTATCCACAGGAACAGGGTTGTTCCAAGAAAATCCCGATGTTTTGTATCCAAGCTGTGTCAGCGTATAGTACACAAGTCCCGAACAGTCGATGCCGAGATTGTTTATCGTCTGTACCGACAGCGGAGTATACTGATCCTGATTGTATGCGTACCAGTACCCCTTATTTCCAAAGGTATACGGAGAGCCGAGAAGCGTTGCCGCCTTTGCGATCACCGTATCTGCCGATGGAAACGCAGAGTTTTCGGTCGAAGTACTTGCGGCATTTGCAGTAATTACTCCGCTCATTGTAGAGCCGAGCATTGAAAAAGCGCAGAGTCCTGCCATGAACCCTGCGCTAAGTTTCTTTAAAATCTTTGATTTAATTTTAAACATAAAGTACATTTCTCCTTTGATTTTAAATTACAACACTTTACTTTTTATTACATCGTTATTTCCGGCTCAGGTTCATCCGCCATTTCCTCATCGGGAGTATTTTCTACCTCAATTTCCGTAGCCTGCATTTGCTCCAATACGATAATGGGAGTTTCAAACATTTCGGAATATTTCTTGATCTGATCATCGGTAAGTGAACAGCTGTCCCATTCGCCGTATTCGTTCATATAATTTCCTGAAACAAAGAAAGTTCCATGTACAAGAACATTTCCCACAATACGATTAGGCTGTGAACCATTAAGCAGGAATTCATCGTTGCACCAAGCAATCGCAGTTTCTTTCGGCTCAAAATATATAGGTTCGATACACCCTCCGACTATTGCCTGCATATCGTGAATATCATCGCCGATTTCCTTTTCATACGGCGCTTTTTCAGGCTCAATAACAAGTATTTTCATTTACAAAACCTCCTCATCTTCATTGCAATAATCCCACAGTGGACACTCGTTACAGTCATCATACATTGAACATGTTCGCTCTATTTCTTCCTCCGAGATACCGCAGTCACGGCGTTCTGTTTCAGGAGCATTGCGCCATATCGTAAGCGTCACTCCGCTATCATCGCACTCCGTTTCCACGCTTACGGGATTTTCGTTTTCATCAAAAAGCCCCGAAAATACGGTAGTTCCGTTGGTTGTGAGTACCTGTGCAAAAATAATCTTTCTCATAAAATTATACCTCCAAATTGTCTGTTTCATCGTCAAACAGCGAAAGCTGGCGAACCGCCTGTAATCTCTCGCTTGTATCGTAATTGGATATGAGCAGCTCCGCATACTGACAGCCGCCGTCGTATCTCTGCGCCAGATTATTCAGTCTGCTGATCTCCTCAATGTGAATATTAGGCTTATCCCATATCTCACGGATTTCTGGACAGTCATTGTAGGAAACAAGAAACTTGCCCTTGATATCCATTAGCGAATCCCTGAGCCTAATATGATCCTTGGTTTTAAAACCAACGTCTTTGTAGTAGTTTTCGGTTGCAAAGTACGGTGGATCGCAATAAAAAAAGCTGACAGGGCGGTCGTACTGCCGTATCAGTTTTTCAAAGTCTTTATTCTCAACTACTACCTTCTGCAATCTCCTTGCTGCCAAGTCTATCATCGGGAAATCCGACCATATTGAATGCGGCTGACTGCCGAAGCTGTCAAGTCCACTTGCGTAGCTGTAACGGATAAGCTGATAAAACTTCGCCGCCCTGTCAACATCACGAAATCTGCTGAACAGACCTCGCTTATGAAGACTAGCAATCCAGTCGAAATCTTCACGAGAATCGAGGACATAACGAAGCTTGTACTTCAGCTTATTCGGGTTATCCCTGACACAGCGATAAAGATTTGCAAGATTTCCGTTAAAATCGTTGTATACCTCAAAATCCATACCGGGCGGTTTGCGAAAAAGCACCCAGCCTGCACCGCCGAAAACCTCGATATATCGCTCATAATACGGCGGAAATCTTGCCAGTACTGCGTCACGCAATGCCTTTTTACCGCCTACCCATGACATAAAACTGTTCATGAAATTCCTTTCTGCCGTTTAAAGCCAATGACAGAAAGAAAGTCGCTTTGCTAAAAACAGAAGTTTTCTGTCATTGGCAAAACGACTTTAGTTGTTATTTAATTGTGTTTACTTCAACCCTTGATTATAGGGTCAACATATGAAAAAATAATACGTTTCTGTTCAAGATAGCCGTCAGCTTTATTGACCTCGTTACACAGCTCCTTGTACTGCCTTTCCGAAAGTACGGGCTTTGTGGCTCTCAGCATTGCAGGAATACTGCCGAGGCAGAACTTGAAGTCCACTTTAGCTTTAATTCTGTTTGTGTGCATTATCCCATCTCCTTGCCATAATATTTTCTCAGCAGAGTGATCACAAATCTTTGCCCTTTTCCTGTCACAAACGTCTGCTGATAGGTCTTTGTCATAGTCGGAGTTTCAAAAACCGACTCCTTTACGGAAAAATATCCTCGGTCGATAAACGCCTGATAGGGGAGATTATTCGCCATAAGAACGCCTTTTCCTTTGAGCCAGCCGTAAAGCTTGTTTCTGCCGACGGGGATATTTTCTGCTCTCGCAAGCTTTGCCATTGCGTTCATGTCGATAAGATTATCGGTATTTGACACCTGATTTGCAAACTCCACCAGTGGCTGATCGTGACGGATACGCTCGTTCAGCTTTCCTATGATCGTCATTTGAATTCGGAACAGGTCACGGTACGGCTCGTCGAGAAACGGGAGGTAGTTTTCTATAAACATTTCTTCGTTGCTGACGTAGCCGCCTGTTCTCCTCAAAGTTGGTAAAATCGTGGCTGTGACCCAACGCCTGAATTCTTTGGCTCTCGGAAGCTTGCTTGAAAGTACCAGACTGTAAAGTCCGCTTTCGTTAATTATCATCGTATTCTGAGTACCCGTAGAACACCCGCCCTGAATCGGGGCGAGTGCCTTATCTTCGTTGTCAACATGAGCGTTAATCGCATTTCTTGGCTTAGAATATCCAAGGCATTCCGCAACATCTTTGCCTACAAACCACGGTTCACCGTCTTTTACGACCGTTCTCACTTTGCCGAATTCCTCGTTTTCAAAGATTTTAATTACCTGTTCCATTTGCGTTTTCCTCCTCGTCAAATTTCAGTAAATTTCTTGCAATAGCTTCAACCACATTTACCGTAATTGAATTTCCTGCCTGCTTGTAGATCTGTGCGTCGGACATTCCTGCAGTTGCGACTTTTTCAAACTGTTCGGTTGTAAAACCTTGAAGCCGCCAGCACTCAACAGGCATCAGACGGCGGATTCTGCCTTTGTGTACTATTCCGTGTCTGTCCGTAACCGTGAGCGTAAACATCGGTTCATTAGGTTCTTTTATTCTGCGACCGTTCTGTCGGGTAGTTTCCTTAAATGGGTTGATTATCGCCCTAGGAGCTTCTTCAAGCACTCCCGAACGTTCGCCTTTGTGAGTTTCGTTTGTTACTCCCAAATCCATTCTTGTATGCAGACATCGGGCATTTTCTGTAATCTGCGGATTTTCGTTCAAATCACAAAAAACAGCGGAATGTTCTCCTCTATGATGAGATACTCCGCTGTTCTGACGTGCGGTAACACATCTTGCAATGTCTGTCATCTGAGGATCGGGATTGCAGTCTATGAAATAAAGTCCCGTTTTACCGCCCATGCCGCCTGAACCGCTGCATTGCGTAACAGCCGTGCCGTCTGTGGAATAAACTCTCGAACCCTGACTGCCGCCTATCAGCTGTTCAGGTTTTCTTTTTTCGCAATTTTCCTCATCATTTCCTCCGAAAGCCAGTATTTCTGAGGGACATTTGTCTCCAAGATATCCGATAAGGAACAGCCTTCTTCTTGACTGCGGTATTCCGAATCCGGCAGAGTTAAGCACGCGCCAGCACATACTATACCCCAGTTCAGAAATCTTTTCAAGGATGATTCTGAAACATTCCCCCTGCGATATACCAAGCAGGTTGGGTACGTTTTCAGCGATAAAGTAACGGGGGCGCTTGGCTTCAAGGATTTGGATATAGTTAAAAAACAGGTTTCCTCTATCGTCCTCAAAAGCGAGTCTGCGCCCCGCGACACTGAACGATTGGCAGCACGGGCCTCCAACGAGCAGATCAAAATCCGGCATATTTCCGTAATCGATTTTTGTGATGTCCTCATAAAAAATTTCCCCCTTTGTGTCATACAGCGTTCTGTAGGCTTTCTGTGCGAATCTGTCAATTTCACACCATCCGACGCACTCAAACCCGCCTACTTTTTCAAAAGCCGAACGGAACGCTCCTATTCCTGCAAACGCTTCGAAATATTTTATCATTTATCACCGTTCCTTTCCTTTTTGTAATAAAAAAACGGCTAAGTCTTTTTCAAAACTTAACCGTTACATTGACATATTCATTTCTTCGTTTTCTTCAAGATCTTCCGTTTCTGTAATTTCCTCGCACTCAATATTTTCCTCTGTTTGCTTATCAATCTGACTCTGTTCCTGAGCGATTTTATGGAACTTATCCACATCGGGGATAACCCCAAGCGTTCTTCCGTTATCAAATTTACAGTGCAGAGTACCCGCATCGTCCACAAATTGAACTATGCCTTTAGTACCTGGTGGAATCGGACGGGGATCGTTATCCATACTGTCAAGGCATATCCGAGTTCCTTCGGGATATCTCTGCCTGAGCATTTCTACCTTCTTTTCGTTGTAAATCATATAACACCTCACATCGTCATTCCCATATCGGGTTCTTCGGTCATGTCCTCGGTCTGACTGCTGTTCATTTTTTACTTGATCACCTCCAGTCGTTTTAGATTCCCTTTTTATAGTATATTTGTTATCAAGCCTCCTTTGAAATAAAAAAAGACCGCTTTGTCGTTTATCACATTTCGTGATATTTGACAAAACAGCCTTCTAAACTTTGTGAATGTTTTTTCATAAAAAATCGGCAGGCTTAGAGCAAAATATACTCAAAGTCTGCCGTTATGTTCGATATTTTTTGTTGTGTAGGGTTCGACTCCCTTTTTTTCGTGAAAACTGGTGAAAAGCATCCACGGTTTTACATTAAAATTTTTTGTTTTCTAAATATCAAAAAAGCCCGTAAAATCGGGGCTGCAATAAGGAACGTAAAAAACCGATTGAGAAAGAAGAAGTTATCAGCAATAGGTTTAGTTATGTTAATTAATAGTTAAAACAATCGACTGTCTAAGAAACGGTCGGTTGTTTTGCTGTTTATATTAAATTGAAGAATAAGATTGCTCTGCAAACATATGAGTTTACAGAGCAAATCAAATTAAGCAATGTTGATAGTATTCAGCAATTCACCGGAATTATTATCGAACACAAAAATGTAGTCACCGCAGGATTCAAAAGTGTACGAACCGCCTTCTTTGATCTCATCAACTGACTGCTTTTTAATAAGACTCCAATCCTCAAGCGAATATGTCAGATATTTACCTTTATAATAGGTTATTGCTTTTTGGGAGTTGGCATAAATGATTCTTTCGTGATTTTTAGTTTTCTTTTCTTCAAAATGTGATGTTTCATAATTCCATAAAATAATTCTGTCACCGTCAATTTGTTCAGATACATTATCTGTAAATCCTTTTGCGTAATGTGAATACTGTGCTATGATAATTAAATATTTATCAGATTGTTTAATCGGCTGATATGAATAATCAATATTAAAAGTTGTCCCGGATTCTACGACTTTACCATTATCTATATTTATTATATAATAGTTGTTTAATTTCCCTGATTTTAGCGGAAACAATATCAATTTATTATCATATAAAGATGCTGTCATATCAGTTTTAGATAAAAAAATCTGTTTTGCATTCTTCTTATTATATACATTGCAAAAAACTGTTTTTTCATTTTTATCAGTTATTTTCAAGTAACAATGATTGCGGTTATTGATAATTTGTATATTGGCAGAAAAAAAATTTTTTTCAACAGTTATATTATAGTCATATGGGCATTTATCTAAATCAATTATTTTCATATCATCAACACTACTATATGCTTTTATGTCATAACGCATATTAATATCGGAATAATTAAGAACATATAATATGTCATCGACGAAATACATATCGTAAATACTATGTGATATGTTATGTATTTTAATAACATTACCAAAATAGTCGAGCTGAAATATTTTTTTAGAATCAACTGAGGGAGAAAAGAATATAAATTCCTCGTCGGCTGTTACAGTAGAAGTTTTTGCAATAGAGATATTACATATTTTATCTATATTTCCTTTTGGATTTTTACAATAGATTCCATCAGAGTCAAGATAAACAATTAAATCATTAACATGACAAGCATGAGAATAATTATCTTTAACATGGATACTAATATCGCCCTGATTTGTGAATAAATGTCTTAAAATAAGTAAGCCGATAATTATAAATATTAGCGGAAACGCAATCATATTTTTTCTATATTTTTTTCTCATAATAATCCTCAAATTTCTGATTTCACAAAAGCACCTATTAATGAAATAAAACAGGCTGATTGGCAAAATGTTAATGTAAATCAGCCTGCTAAATTATCATATTGAAACGCTGAAATAAAACCTTATTTTTTCTGTATTAAATAACCCACATCAAAAATACAACCCTCTTTATTCGCGATTTCATCAATAGAATTAAAATAGGTCGTATTTCCATCATTGTGTTGTGCTTCAGTATAGTTGCTGTATCTATTAAATGTCGCTATCATACCTGAGTTATCATCTTTTATTCCAGCAACAGAATGCTGTTTTTGATATGTGACAACTTTTGCGAATGCTCCTAACTCAATTGAACTTTCGTACTTATATGAAAAATAAGCAACATTACCATTTGTAAACTCGCTATCCATTTCTTGAGCTAAAGCATTGCCAAAATCAAATGCATATTCTAAATCACCAATTTTAGGGTTCTTGTAAGTTTTATATGTTAGGTTGAGAGAGTCTAGCCAATCCGATACTTTATCCGGGTTACTACCATAAAAACCATCTTTTAAATAATCGGTTTTATTGGAAAATAATCCACCAGTAACTATATCTAAAACTAAAGCATTATATTCAAACTCTGCTGCGGTTTTGAAAAAGTTAACATTTTCACCAGCTAATGTTGCTGCATTAAAGGCTGCCATTAATTCGCATATTACTCCATGCATAGGCACATCTGCAAACATTAATCCACCATCATCTGAAAAATTTCCGTTGGATTGATTAATAACTAGCATCTTTTCGTTATAAAAATATATATTTTTATCATCGCCATATTTTTTAAGACCAATTTTGGTATTATTCGTGTAATTTTTCATGGCTCTATTGATTTTATCATTAGAAGTATAAGTCCAGCCAACATACTGCATATAAGCATCGCCAAACCTCGTCCAATCAGCAATAGCACAAGTCATAAATCTTGCATTATTTATTCTGTCTGTTGATACTGAAATTTGATTGTTTTTATAGCTTAAGTATAAAGGTTTACCTATAGTATCGTTGTTTTCATAATACAAAACTTTTGAGCGTATTACCAGACCATTCTCACCAAGCAATCCTTTAGCACCGTTATTATAAGGTAGTACTTCCCATAATTGTCCCTGCAAGTTTAAGTCATTGCCCATAAATACAGAATAACTTCCGTCATCATTCAAGTGCAGAGTTAATACCAATTCTTCATTATTCAATGCATGAATTTTATAACCTTCATCGCACCATTCAAACTTGAATTTTTGATTATTGTTTCCTGTATAATTATACATTATCAAAGACGCCCCTGGATTAGTGGAGTTGTCTTTTACATTCATATAGTATTCCGGATAAATACCTACCATTTTAGTAAGATAATATGTCTCTCCATCAAGGAAATCGTATTTATCACCTAAAATGTCAGGTTTATCCATGGGATACGGATCTTCAATATCCGAATAACCGTCACCATCTGAATCGTCATTACTTTCAGGATTAGAATTCATAATAAAATAATAACCAGCAGTTACTTCCTGCTCTTTGTGATCCATTATAATAGTCTTATAAATCGGTACAGGTTCAATTTCAACACCATCTTTTAATCCGTCTTTGTCAGTGTCAGGCAAATCATATCTAGTGTTAACTATCTGTCCGTTCTGCACTCGTATACCAGCTAATTCAAAAACATCATACAAACCATCACCGTCTGTATCTTTTGTATCAAAGAAAGTATCCAATGCAATTTGGGAATAAATATCGGCTAAATCATTAGTTGTAATGGCTTTGTAGAATTCACCATGAGTCATCTTTGCCATATGTTCAAGTGTTTTATCATCAGAACCTAAGCCAAACCCAATAGTGTAGATCGAAATATCTAAACTATCCGCTTCTTTTAAATATGAATCAGAAATATTACATCCACCATCAGACATAAATACAATCATTTTTTTTGGAGCACCTGTCTGTGTTTTTAGTAGTTGAATTGATTGATTTATCGACGCATCAAAATTATTACCTCCGGTAGAATAGATATTATTCAACGAGTTTAACAATATGTTTTTCTGACCCACAGAAGTAAAATTACAAAGTATCTGAGGCCTGCTGTCTTCAGCCAAAATAGCTACATTATCTTTATTCCTTAGAACATTAATAAACGATTCAGCTGCCTTTTTTCTGCCTGCTTCATATGGATCGTTGTATTGCATACTACCCGAACAATCAATGACCAAAACTGTGCTTAATCCACTTGGAGCATAATCATAATAACTCGGATATAATTCAGTAGACCATGCTTTGTACCATTCTTCCCTATTAACTATCATATACTTACTGAAGTGTGTAGTCTCCACGCTTACAGTTGAATTATCCTCATCAAGCACAGTGTCCAGCTCAACAAAATTGTCATTTTCTTCATCATACCATAAAAACAGCAGATTGTCAAATTCGGTATCACCAAGCTTAGACTTATCGATCACATAAGTAAGCGTAGCCTTATCAAACTGCGAAGTCGTTTTGATTTCAAAAGGCTCGCCCACAAGACCTACAACCTCTGAGCAGAGTATATCCTTGTTCATAATGCTTTCAACAGTAGTGGCTTTCTGGAGATTGCCCGTACCCTCCATAGACACACGAACTTCGGTAACGGCACAATCCTCGTTTTCAACCTTGTGAATAAACGTCTGTAAACGCTTTTCATCACCGTCAAGAATACCATTTTCGTTTGTATCGGGATTTGTAGGATCAGTTTCAAGATAGATTTCATCGCCGTCTTCTAAACCATCGTCATCGGTGTCTTTCTTTAGCGGATCAGTATTATAAGTATTGATTTCTTCTCCGTCATTAAGTCCGTCGCCGTCCGTATCATCATTATAAGGCTCTGTACCAAGTTCATACTCCTGAAGATTTGTTAATCCGTCTTCATCAAAATCCTCATCACCGTCTGTAATTCCGTTTTCATCTGTATCAATCAAAGTCGGGTCAGTTCCGGTAACAAACACCTCATAATAGTCATCAAGAAGATCACCATCGGTATCTACCAACGTGCTATCACTTCCAAGATACTGCTCAACGCAGTCAGGAAGCTTATCTCCATCGGTATCTTTGAGAAGCTCCCAATTATTCATATCTTCAAAGAAATCAGGTAAGCCATTGTCGTTTTCATCCTTCATATACTGCCATTCATCGACAGGTATATCCAAAGGCTCTGAAACAGTGCCAACCAATTCGCCAGCATTGCCACTATAGTTAGCGTTTACGCTTGGACAGTTGAAAGTTATTGTATCCGCAATAATGACAACATTATTGAGATTCAGATTTTGAGCCATTATCTCAACGTTGCCGAAAGGAGCATATACCAGACCATTAAGATTAACGTTCTGGCTGTCAATCACAATATCTCCATACTTTGAAAAGATGACAGAATTGTTTGTGTTTTTTACCTCGCCGTTAAGGGTAACATCTTCAAAGGCTTTAAGCGCCGTGTTGATATTTATGTTGCCTGTAAGAGTAGCATTACCCTCAACCTCCAGCGGATCATTGATGTTTATGTTTATTTCTTCAAGAGTGTAATCCTGTGAATATTCATCAATATTATTGCCTGAAAAATAGGCTGAATCGATCTTATCAAAGATATATATCATTTCTTTGCCTGCATTCTCAGTTTTCGTACCATTAACGTTCAAATTCCCATTTGAAACTATTGTGCCGTTTGTCGCTATATTTCCATTCACACAGAAATTGTTAGCATTAATGGTGATAGACCCCTCTGTATCAGAAGCGGCAAACATTGTGTAGGGATACTTTTCTGCTGCCTCCTCTGCTACTGCCGGCAAACTCGGTAAAAGAGTTGCCGCCATAGCTACACTCATTACGCCGGAAAGTATTCGTTTGAAGTTGCTTTTAAGTTTCATAACTTCTCCTCCATTTCCGCAATACGCAAATATATATTCAACTCTATATTCGAAATACTGCATATTATCAGTCCGTATTGTGATTGTTCAGTATTGGTTCTACGTCAGAAAAACCAATAATTCACATATCTTAGTTCATTGGAATCACCAAACCTCTCTGCCTAAAGCATAAACTGTAAATTAATACAAAACCTCCGCACTGTAAACAGTGACCGTTTCGTAAGATGTGCCCTTGTAGACCTTTGCAACTGTTTTAACACGGTAGGTTCCGCTGCCAATCGGCGAGAATGAGTTAGGATAACTGCAATACCAGCTGTTAAAAGTTTTGCTCCAGTCGGTTATTTTGCGCCATGACATTCCGTCTTTTACCTGCAAGGTCTGAGTTACAACGATTTTAGTTGTTGTTCCCGATATTCCGTAAACTGTGCTTTTACAAGATGCTACACCGCCGGAAATAGTCAAATTACAATTGACACTATCCGTATACAAATAACAGGGAGAAACAACACTACCATTATCAGGCGGAACAGCAGCCGACACTGTAGCTCCTCCAACTGAGCAGAAAACAAGGCAAGCCATAAAAATGGGTACAATTTTTTTCATAATATCTCCTCCTACAAAAAATGAGTGCAAGAGAAATTTTTCCTCTTACACTCTTAATGGCAACAAAATATTCGGCTTTGTGAGCTGTTTTTCAAAATTTATTTCAATTTTGTAGACTTGCACAATTCTAGCACATCGTCTTTGTTCATATTGCTTTTTATTTGTAAGATATACCTACCATTATCCCACATAATACAGAAATCATGGTTGGTACTTTGAATAAGATATTCCTGTCCTGATTCATCAGTGTAGTATTCAAGTTCAGAATGTTCGTTATCAAAATAACCTGAGTAACTATCATGAACGAATTGCTCGAAAAAGATATATTTATCACCATTAAAATAAGCGGCGAATATTGTTCCGCTATCTCGGTTATAATCAGATAATTCAAAACCGTCGGGCAGATTTGAGATCGCATATTCTTCTTTGATAGTTGCCGGATAATCTTTTTCAGTAGCGTTGTTTACCGAAACGGCAGTGTGATCTCCGAAAATACTCATAAAGAAATCATTAACCGCCTCACGTACCGCTTCAACGCTCAGTGAAGATGCCGACAAAATTATTATGGCAGCCACTATACACGCCGCTCGCCTTCCTCCGGTACATATCAGATTAAAATACGGTTTATTCCTTCTTCGTATAAGTTTGTCCATCTTACGTTCGAACTTTTCTGAGAACTCGGCATTAACATCAAAATTTACAGAGTCAATAAATTCATCAAGCTTAGGTTCAAAAGCCTCGCCTATAGCTCTTGATAATATTGAATAGTTATCCATTATAAATGCCCTCCTTTTCAAGCAGCTTTGCAAGACTATCCTTTGCGTGCTGAAAACGCTGTCGTGACGCCGCATTGGAAATATGCAGTGCTAACGAAATCTCACTGTACCTCATGCCAAGAGTGATTCTCAGGTAAAGAATTTCCTGATCGGTATATGAAAGCCGCTTGATACAATCAACTATATTATCGTAATTTCTGTCACAAAGCGTCTCGTCTGTTAATTCGGGAATATCTTCGCTTAAATTCATAGCTTTAATGTGTTCCTTTTCTTTTTTCAGTAAATTCAAAGACACGTTTCTAACAGTAATGACAATATAATAGTCCAATTTGTGAGATTCTAAATTTTTAATTTTTTGAAAACTTTTTGCGAGACTAAAAAAAGTCTCCGAACAAGCTTCTTCGGCTAACGCTTTATTTTTCAAAATATTAAACGCAATCGCATAAGCCTTAGACCTATTTTGATTATATAAATCCTCAAATGATTTCTTATCGTCTTCGTTATCAATTAAGGTTAAGTATATTGCAAGCATAATGCCCCCCATTTATTTTTGTTTATCATTTTCATACAGCAAAACCAAAAACTCCGCCAACGCCCGTAATTTCGCCTTAAACTCGTCAGATATTTCAACGGATTCCTATGCTGTCCTACCCTCCAAGGCATCCTTAACCGCCCGGTTACACAACCGCCACCATTTCAGCTTACTCCCGTTATGGTATTCCTTGCGAAGAATCTCTGTTGCAGAATTAACAGCCTTGTTTACAGCGTTTCTGGTGATCAGCATATAGTCCGCAATGTCGTTAACGGAGGTCTCTTCATACCCGAATGCACCATATTTTCTGCCGAGAATTTCTCTGTCCCTGGCTGATAAGTTTTCAAACAATTCCTTGAAAAGCTCAAGGCTAACTTCAATGTAAACCTTGTTATCGGGGTGCAGATCGTTAACGACAAGCCCAGGATTTTCAATGTACTCAATTCCGTTCTCGGTTTCAGTTCGGATCATCAGCGTTTCCGTCTTAAAGGAAAATGAAAGACAGCTTTGCACGGTTTTCCTGTCCATACCAAGTTCTTTGGCAATATCCGAATTGGACATACCCTCATTATGCAGCTTACGGCATCTTTGAATGTTCCAAAAATCGGAATGTGAAAGTCCTATGGGAGAACTAAATTGTTCGATAAACTCCTGCATTGCATAGCGAAGTCGGGGAGTGAGGTATGTCAGCAGACCGCCCTTACTTGCGTCATACTGTTTTGCCCTAAGCCTCTCAAAGAACGTAAGGCAGCCCACCTGAACAAGATCGTCAAAGGTATCGCTGAAACGCAGATAGTTTTTGTAGTCCTTTGCAGCCGCAGCGGCAACGCTCTGTATGAATCCGACATTCCGCTCGTACAAATCATATAACGCTTGCATATCGCCGTCATAATATTTTTGAATCAATTCCTCATTTGTCATTCTTAACCGCCTTTGGTCTGCCTCTTTTTGGAACGTCAAAACCGCATAATTTGTAAAGATTTTCAGACTGCATTTGCTGTTCAAATTCCTCATTGCTGAATTCGGGAGAGGTCATTGCTCTATGGTACAGTTCTTCTGCTTGTCGCAGAAGAACAGATTTTTGTTTTTCATCAATAACTTTTCTCTGATAGCTTCGCATAACCCTGTTAAGACAGCGCCGATATGACTGATATTTCGGATTATCCGCATTTTCTTCCTTAATTCTGACCGTTCTGTAAGCCATCTGATTACAGGTAAACCTCGGATTTTCAGGCGCAGCCTTGTCGCAGTATCTTGTTTTGTAGCCTTTGGTCATAAGAAAGAATCGTCCGCAATGTTCACATCTGCGTATATGATGTCCTGCCATAAGACCTTTTAGAAAATCGACCTTTAAAAAGCTCTGCAATCTATCAACATGGTAGTATTCCGCAATTACATACTCTCCGCAGCCATCGGTTATTTCTTTGGGGATCATATTCATTTCAAGAAAATCAGCGCTTGTATACGACATATATTCATTCATGATAGGATTTGCAATCATCTTGTACGCCATAGGATTTGTAAGGAAGTCGTAGTAAGCGGCGGCAAAATTTTCGGGATCAAGCTTTTTAAGATGTGACAGAAAATCGTTCACAAAGTAATACATAGTCTTATTGAAATTAAAAATATCATCGATCACAGGCTTGTAAAGACTTGCGGTCTTGTAATAAAGCTCCCAGTTTTCGGAATTCATAATTGTGCCGTCCATATCAGTAAATCCTTTGAAAAATTCGACAGCATTCTGAGTATCAAGAACCTGAAATATTTTATGTTTTTTCAAAGCCGTATCTATTTCGACCATCATGCTGTTCAGCCTGCCCCACTCCTTTTTTAAGGGCGGTATATATTCAACGGAATTATCCTTTTCAGCATTGATTTCATGGTTCATTATGTATTCCGCCGATCTATACTTATCATATATCTCTTCGAATTCGGAAGGAGGTATATTCATACATGATGCCGAAAGCTCGCCCAATAAAAAGTCCTGACCGTTGACCTTGATCATATTTCCTTTGACATAAAAACAAATATCGTTAAACATAATTACACCTCAAGGCTGTCGTTTTTACAGTTTCCAAATTAAGTATATCATATTTTGTCGTAATATGCAACAGAAAATGTCGTGTTGAGCGAAAATTAAATGTTACGTGATTTTATTCATTTTCCGGATTTCCGCATATAATAATATCAGAGAGTTAAAAACGCGCCGCAGAAAACTAAATCTGCGGCGTTTTTTGTTTGCAGAACCGAGGTCAGCGGCTTTGCATATTAAAAGGAGGTCGATAAAATGAAAGAATTAAAAATGTACAGCAGCGAGTATATTATGAATACTCCGATGAAACCGATCGAATATTGTGTTGACGGTTTGATCTCGCAAGGATTGTTCGTTCTCGCAGGAGCACCGAAAGTCGGTAAATCGTGGCTGGCTCTCGATATGTGCCTGTCCATTGCAAAAGGAGAAAAGGTGCTTGGAAAAGAAACGTTATGCGGTCATGCGGTATATCTTAGTTTAGAGGACAGCCTGATACGTCTGCAAAACAGGTTGTACGAACTGACAGACGAGCCGTCCGACAATCTTAACTTTGCAATTATGGCGGAATCAATTTCAAATGGTCTGCCTGAACAAATTGAATACTGCAGGAAGCGGTTTGACGATTTGAAAATTGTTGTGATAGATACTTTGCAAAAGGTACGTAACGAATCGGAGTCAAGCTACAGTTCAGATTACAAAGAACTATCCGTTCTAAAAAGTCTTGCGGACAAGCTTGGTATAGCTATAGTTCTGGTTCATCACACACGAAAGTGTTCCGACGGCGATCCGTTCAATATGATTTCAGGCAGTACAGGTTTGAGCGGTTGCGTTGACGGAAGTATGGTTCTGATTGAAAGCAAGCGTGGAAGTCGAAAAGCTAAACTGTATTGCGTAGGTCGTGATATTGAAAATCAAGAGATCAATGTTGTGTTTGAAAGCAGCAGATGGAAAGTGTCTGATGAGATTAAAAATATCGAACCCGACTATTTCCCCTTTGCTGTTCACGACTTTATGGTAACTCAGAAAAAGTTTAAAGGCTCTGCTACTGAACTTGCTGAAAAGTTATCTGCTCTGCTGGACAAAGAAATGTTTTCAAATCGTGTCAAAAAAGATTTAATTCAACACGCTTATGAATTGCTGGATTACGGAGTAACGTTTGAATCCAAACGCAGCAACGGACAGCGAATAATTATTCTGAATTACGATATGAAAAGTGACAGCAGTGACGGCAGAAATCTTATGCCGAAGGAGTGTGAAAACGCTGACCCTGCTGTCACTTGCGGTAACAGTGAAATGCTTGAAAAGCCTTTAAATACGTTGCTTGCGATTGATGAGTACGAAGTTGAGGCAGAAAAATCCGCTGTCACTGTTTGTGATTCTGCCGACCCTGTTGATGACGTTACTGACCCTGCCGCTAATGAAGTTTATGAAATCGAGTTAATGAGCCTTGATGAAGTACTGCATATGTCTGCTAATAAAATAAGAAGTCAGCTTGCGAATAAGGGGATTGAAATTCCGCCGTTTGAAACGCAAAGAAAGGCAACGTAAGCCGATTTGCGTGGCTTGAATTTTTGTCGGGTAAGTCTAGCAGAAACAGCTTAAAAGCCGACACAGGCTATTTGTGAGCCGCTGTGGGCGATATGTGGGAGAGGTTTTAATTCTGATAATAAAAGGCGATTGTCAATCTGCACAAATACCGGATATGCAGAGGTTAAAGTAAGCATAACTAATAATTTGCAAGTTAAAGCGACGGTGTCGCACTCACAGCGGACAGCAAAGCTGACCGCAATATTTTGCCGAAATTACGGAGGTTTTCGGCTCTCGAGTAAAAGGAGTCTTAATTTGCAAAAGTATGAAACGGAGGTGTCGCAGCAAGTAAAAAATCAATAAAAATGCGGAAATATCGCCCTTTGGAGTGTGCACCAAAAGGTAATACCGCAGGAAACGGAGGTAATTATGGCAAAGAAAATAGGAATAAGCTTAGACAATGAAACTTTGGAACTTTGTGATGAGTATGCGGAGAAAACTTCGCACTCACGTTCAGAATTTATAGCCAAGGCGATAAGGGAGTATGTTTCCTCAATTGAAGTCGGCAGGCAGAAGAATATCATCGCAAAAAATCTTGCAGATGAAATCGTGAAAGGTAGCGAGGCAGGGATAACTAAAATCTCAAAAGGCTTGTTCAGATACGCAGTTGAGCTAGAAATTGTGATTATGATACTGTCGGAGCTGGCTGATATTCCTCCGAAAGTTATAGCGGAGTATCGCAAGGAGGCGGTGCGTAACGTTCGCAGGACAAGGGGTAAAGTTAACCTTGACGATTTGATTGCAAGGAACAACCGTGAATTTGCCGAACAAAATATAGCTGAAAATTCTTGCGAATATGGCGAAGGTGATGTTATCGTTAACGCCTATGAGGTTGATGATAACGAATTGTAAAATCGGTGCGTATCAAATTCGCACAAAAAATTTAAAACGAAAGGACTGAACTGATTTGTTTACACGAATTTTCTCAACATTTGTTCCGATATATATCGGAGAGCAGGAGGTATATGGACACAAATATTATAGAAAGAAACGAAAGCTGTTGCTCCGGCAGCATAACGCAAACTGAGGATAAGTATATCAAAAGTCGTTCCGAGATCATTGACGGAATTGTTTACAACATCAACTCGGTGTTTGATATGACCTCAAAATCCACAGCTGAGGACAAGCTGAAATATTTGCTGAGATCCGCCGCTGAAAAATTATCATAAATTTATAGATTATCGCTGGACTTTCAGAATCGATTGTGATATACTATCTGTAATCTCAATCGGTTTGACAGAGTCCGCATAATGGACGGAAAGAGAGGTTAATAATGTCAGACACGAATAAGATAACGGCTTTGTATTGCAGGCTCAGTCACGAGGATGAGCTTGCGGGAGAAAGCAACAGCATTTCAAATCAGAAAGATATACTTCAAAAATATGCCGATGAACATGGATTTTACAACACCGCGTTCTACATTGACGACGGGTACACGGGAGTAGATTTCGAACGTCCTGCATTCAAACGCATGATAGACGATGTGGACAACGGCAGGATCGGCACAATAATTACAAAGGATCTCTCAAGGCTTGGTCGAAATCATCTGCACGTAGGATTATACACAGAGGAATATTTTCCGCGCAGAAATGTCCGCTATATTGCGATCAATAACAATATTGATTCCGATAATCCGGATTCCTCCGCTGTCGATATGGCGGCATTCTACAACATTTTTAACGAATTCCACGTCAAGGATACAAGCAGAAAAATTAAGGCAAGCTGTGTAATAAAATCCGAAAGAGGGCAGAGAGTCGCTTCACGTCCGCCTTACGGTTACATGAAATCTCAGGAGGATCACAACAAAATTCTGCCCAATCCCGAAACAGCGCTGGTCGTAAAATATATTTTTCAACTATGCGCTGATGGCTTGGGTCCGGCTCAGATCGCGCACAGGCTTGAGGAAGAACAGATATACACTCCTGCGATGTACGAGTACAGTCAAACGGGAAATGTTATTTCTAACTTTGATACAAGCTATCCCTACCGCTGGAATCCGACCGCAGTTGCAAATATTTTGGAGGACGTCAGCTATCTCGGACACACTTGTAATTTCAGGTTCGGCAGAGCGTCATACAAAGACCATCGGAAATTAAAGCTGCCCAAAAGCGAGCACAAGCTGATTGAAAATACTCATGAGCCGATAATCGACATTAATATATGGGAGATAGTTCAGCGACTCAGGCAGAGCAAGCGTAGGTTCACAAGGAGCGGAGAGAAAAGTATTTTTGCCGGAATAGTCTTCTGTGCGGACTGCAAACAGAAGTTATATTTTCACAGACACGCAAGAGAGAAGTCTGAAAACTGGAAATTTATCTGTTCTTCGTATCGAAAAAATAGTCGGGAACAATGTACCATGCACGGTATTAAGGAAAGTCATCTCAAGGAAATCGTACTGCATGAAATACGGAATGTGACTGCGTTTGCGAGAGAACGTACAGATGATTTTGCTGAGTATATCAGTCGGGAGTCAAATACTGCTGCTAAAAAAGAGCTGTCCGAAGCTAACAAAAAACTGAAAAAGAGCGAGAAAAGGCTTGCCGAGGTCGGAATAATTTTCAGAAAGCTGTACGAAGATCACGTTCTTGGTACGATTGATGATCAGTTCAGAATGCTGTCGCAGGGATACACTGATGAGCAGAATCAGCTTAAAGCGGAAATATCAGACTTGAAGCATACGATGCAGGAGCTTCAATCCCAGACGGCTAACACCGCAAGATTTGCTGCGCTTGCTAAAAAGTACACAGATATTACAGAATTAACTCAGGAAATCTTACACACGTTTGTATCGCGCATCGAGGTTCACGAAAAGCTGAAAGACGATAACGGCAGTATCACGCAGGAAATCGATATTTACTTTACTCATATCGGAATTGTAAAGTAGACAAAAAGAAAACGGAGAGCATTAGTCTGAATAAATCAGATGACTCTCCGTGATACATAAGTTTAGGGTCGTTCCCTATTTGTGCCGCGATAACACGGGCTTTTTAAGGTGAGTATCCATTTGGTATCACCAATATGGTTGCGGGAGCTGGATTTGAACCAACGACCTTCGGGTTATGAGAACTGGCAAGCGGTGAACGGCATGAGTGAAGCCCCTCGCAAGAGCAACTATAAGCCCCGTGGAGAAGTGATAAGCAACGAGTGAAAACTACTCACGGAAGCAGTCACAAGCCCTCACATGGAGCGACAAGCTACACAAGGCAAGCTCCACAAGAGCAAAAATAAAAAAACACGGAAAAAGAAAACAAAAACACAAACAAACAGCGGACAAAACCACAAAGAAAAAGCCCCGAGAAAAGCAACGCACATTCAAAGAAAAGAAAAAGAGCTGAGCGATATATCTGTGAAATCTATCATGCGAGCGGCTAGGGGGTGAATTTTTGGGGTGTTGGAAGTGTTGGAAATGTTGGGAGTGTTGGAAAATCTATGATTTTTCAACACTCTCAATGTTTTCAATGCTTTCAATGCTCCAAAAAGAGGGGAACGCCGCTCAAGATACCCCCTCATTGCGAACGCAGTTCGCACCAAACACAGCGCAGGGGAGCGCACAAGTTCCACAAGGGAGAAACAGCACGGCAGGGGCGACAGCACAGTGCAGGGGGAGCGCACAAACTCCACAAGGGAGAAACAGGCACAGTGCAGGGGGAGCGCACAAGCTCCACAAGGGTGAAACAGCACGGCAGGGGCGACAGCACAGTGCAGAAAAACGCACAAGCTCCGCAGGACGGCAAGAGCGACAGCTCAGGAAAGCAGGAACGAGGGCGGCAGGCTCTCAGAAGTTGCGGCTTTGGCGGTCGTTGTTCTGAAAACCTATAATCAAGTTGTCATTGAGCGTTGCAAGGTATGCGTTGACCTGCTCCAGTTCCTTGCGCATTTCACGTGCTTCAAACCATGTTCCAATGATTGATATGATTATCAGTATAAATACGATTAGCCCGGCTATAAACCAAAATGTTAAGGTTGTTAATACCGCTTCCATTTACTTTTCCTCCTTGATTTTGATAACAGCCTTAGGGCTGTTTTTCTGTGTTATGTTGTATTTTCCGTTGCTTTGCTCCTTGTATCCTCTGCCGCGTTTGTCATTTGTCAATCCTGCTATATAGTCAATGCTCACATCATAAAAAAGCGCAAGCTTTATTACTCTTTCAAATGGGATTGGTCTTACGCCGTTTTCATACTTGGCATAATATGATTGCTCTGTCCCTAGTATTCTTGCCACATCTTCTTGGCTTAAATCTTTGTCCTCTCTGAGGTCTTTCAACCTTGGATAATAATTTGTACTAATTTTTGTCACTCCTTTGTTGTTACACTTTTGGTAATTTATCATAATTTAATCGCCTTAATTTTGTTTAAGTAAACAAATTATATCACAAGTGACCTTAAAAGTCTTGACAATAGGCTATATGTGACCTATAATGCTAATTGTAGGTTACATATGACCTAAACATAAAGTAAAGGTGAGCGGATAACCTCAACCGCAGAAAGGAAAAAACATGAGAGGAATACTTATAGGAGCGATCCACAAGAAAGGCACATTCACGGACGATAACGGAAAATCAATCGACTATGACAACTTGGTTTTGCAGGTGCAGAAGCCTATAGAAAACAAGTTGGCAGATGATTCAAATTTCGTTCAGGGTGTCGGTTACACTATCGCCAATGACTGCAAGTGTGCTTGGAGCGAAAGAGGAAACGTGTTCGGTAAAGATGTGTCTATGAAAGATATCGGAGAACTTGTCGGAACGGAAATCCAGTATTTCTACAACGATAAGAAGAAGCTTGAAGCGGTCATTATCTAAGGGGGCTTGAACATGACAGTATACGCACTTTATTTTTGCTTGGTGGTGGCGCTTGCCCTGTTTTATTGCCTTACTCGTTGTTTCAAGGCTATTGATAAGAAGAATAAGGAAATATCTAAACTGCAGTTCCGTGTTAAAGAACTGGAGCGACAGGCTCAGGGAATTGAGGTTGTGGGCGTTGAATGATGTCACTTCTTCACAAATTGATGTATCGTCTGTTTCTACCTCTGAGCAGACTGATGAATATACTATGTCGGCTGTTATCGAAAATCAGCACACTATAATCAATAATCAAAATATTACAATTTCATATTTAGGCACTATATGCTTTTTGATAACAATATCTATCGGTATTTATCTTGTCATCAAGTTTGGCAAGTGGATATATAGCTTAATTAATTAAGAAAGGAGAATGTGTTAATGAATCCTGTTTCTACAACTGCAGAAGGTGGCAATACTCTCGTAAATGTCGGTGAAGTTATGACACAGTTCGCTAACTCTGCTATTCAGGGCATTTCCGATTCTATCGTCGCTCTTATCCCTGTGATAACTCTGACAACTGTAATCGGCATTGCTATCAGAATGTTCAAAAAGTACGTAAAGGCGTAAGCCTGACAGCAACGAGGGCAGTTCATTCAGTGAACTGCCCTTTTATTATGCTAATTTTTAAGGGGGAATTATGATAAATAGAAAACTTAAAGCAACGCTGTCATTAGTGCTTGCACTTATCGTGATGTGTTCGGCTTGTGTGGTGCCTGTGTTTGCACTTGATGATGTAAGCGGTGGGGGTGTTTCAGGTAATGTTATTTATGTGAAACGTTTTTCGCAACTGCTCGAATTTGCTAATGAAAATGGTATTGATGTTGAAAATTCTCATTATATCATGACGTATTCTGGGGATAGTTCAAAATATTATTGGTGGTATTACATTTTCTTTATTCCTGATGATATTTTGGTTAATGATACATTAATTCTTACACATGGTCGCTATTCATCATCTTTTACTCAATCATTTATTGTAGCGCGTATACCGAACTATGGTAACTCTGACATAGATGATTTAGAATATCGTGCTAATGTTGATGTATCTTCTTTTTCTTTATATGTTGATGATGATGAACAATCACATTCTAATCTTAATCACATTTATGCTACAAATGTTAACATTACCAATAATGGAGATAAACTTGATGTATCAAGTCCATTTGCGAAACCATATAAAGCTTCTATTACTTATGATGATGATAGCAAAAACTTTTTGTTTAATTTTGAACCGAAAAATGATAATGATGTATACAACGTAAATATTGCCGTGTCTAATCAATCAGAATGGAATTATCCTAACTCTGATGGGTGGTACTATCTCCCTATGGACACTTCGGGAGATTTCACGAAAGAAAATCCTTTGCATGGCTCAATCCCTCTGAATGTTATGCGTGACGGCATTATGCGGTATAACAGCAACAAAGATATTGAAAATACGGGCAAGCTTTATTTCTTCTTGATAGCGGCTAAGGGCAAGGGTGATGAAGCGTTATATAAGGATAGATTTTGCGCCGCAAGTTATGAATATAGTCTTGTTGATACTGTAGATAGTCACAAGAAAGAGCCGTTTGATGAAAAGAAAGATTATGAAAACTTTCCGTCTTTGTCTGATTATATAGATACTGATTTTCCTGATATAAGAGATTACGTTAACTTTGATATGTTTCAAGACTTGGACGGCATATCGGACTTTTTAAAGGCGGTTGTTGAATTTCTGTGGAACGCTTTCACTGGCTTCTTCCGTTGGCTGTGGGCGGCTCTGAAATTTATATTCTTCAATTTCTTAGGCATTTTTGAGTGGCTCGGCAAGTGTTTGTGGACTATTGTTAAAAATATCGGCATTGCACTGTATAATCTCGTGGTCGACTTAAAGAAGCTCGTGACCTATCTTTTTGTACCTAACTCAAAAGATTTGAATGTTGCTATAGAAAGCAAGTTTCCTGCTTATGCAAAGTTAAGAAAAGCTTTTCAGCAGGGTAAGCAATCATCATCAAATTCAGTTACGTTTACACTTTTCGGAAAGAACTTTGATTTTAATATGAACTCCGCTCCGAACGAGCTTAAGAGTGCGCTGTTCAATGCTTCAACTATAGCAATGTACGCTATCTGTATCTATGCGACAATTAAGGCTTTGTTCCGTTGCTTCGGAATACAGCTTCATGAATCAAGTGAAAGTGAGGGAGAATAATGATAACTGCGAAAATAGTAGTGCTGTTCTTTAGTCTGCCGTTCTTTAAGTCATTCTCAATAAGTGATGAAGCTTATTCAGCTCTTAGGGATATGATTTCTTTTCTGTATCAGCTTGACCAATTCTTAAATCTTGAATTGATGTTTGAGAGCATTTTCTATGTTCTCGGACTTCTGCTTGTATCTGCACTTGTGAACTTTGTAAGGGGGCTTTTATAATGTGGTCGGCATTTGCTAACATCAATTGGAAAGCTATGCTTATACCTCTCGCCTTGGGAAGCGTTGTGGTGGGCGTTATCGTGCTTCTTATGCTGTTTGGAACTCCTGTGCTTCATGCTTTTCCTTTGTCGGTAAAGGACACTTTCAAGACTATTAGAAAACGGCTTAAAGGTGAAGAAGTTCCGTTCAATATGTATGGGCTATATCTCTATAACGGCTTAGGCGGTCGAGGTAAAACTATAAGCATGGTGAAACGTGCGCAAGAGGTCAAGAGTAGATTTCCGAAAGTGCTTATCTGTGCTAATTTTCATACGGAAGTGGCTGACAGATTTTTTGATTGTTGGGAAGATATCTTGAACGTTGAGAATATTGACGAAAACGGCGTTAATCAAGGCGTGCTGTTTCTGTTTGATGAAATGCACCTGACTCTTAATTCTCAATCATGGAAAGATGCTCCGGACGAGCTTCTCGAATATATCTCACTGCAACGGCATTTACACAAGTGTATATGGGGGTCGGCTCAGGAGTGGAAAAGGTGTACAAAAATAATTCGTGAGCAGGTCAATTATATCATAGATTGTAAGGCGTATTTCAATTCACGCCTTATCGTCAATAAATGCTATACAAAAGAAAATTATCTCATTAATGGAGAGCAGGGCAGTGCAGGAACGAGAAAACGTCCGAAAGAATGGAAAGAAACATTTTGCGCCACTGATGAATTAAGGTCGCTTTATGACACGGAAGAAATCGTTAAGGGGCTGAAAATCGGGCGCACAAGTGAGCAAGAGAAAATAGCAAGCAGAATTTTAAAAGCTATGCAAGATTGATTTAGCCACGTGCGCACGCTCCTGCGTGCGCCGTGGCGAACAGCTTGCAAGCTTAGAAATTTGCGGTTATATACTTGATAATAACCGCAAATTTCCGTCAAAAACTAAAATGGCGGTGGGAAAATGGCAAATTTTTATGATTTACCCCCTGAGGTCGTTTTAAAAAATACTAAAACAAAAATCTACGCTGACGGCTCTTCGACAACAACTTATTGCAACAATTACATATTCGTTGACAAAAACCTTGAAGAATATCAGCAAAATCAAGAAATATTACAGCTTAAACGAAAATGGGAGAAATTTGAGAAATCTCAGCAGGAAGAAGATACTCAAACAGATATGTTTGATATAATCAAAAAACCTGCAAAGGTTTCAAAAGAGGAAAGAGGGGAACGGACGGATATATTAAAGCGTGCAAAAGACAAGGTCTTTGATATAGCCTTTTCAAATGAGTGGGCGTATTTTCTCACTATTACTTTCAATGGTAGTGAATACGATTTTTCTAATGCTGATTTTGTTAAGAAAAAACTTAGGCGGTGGCTTGAAAATCAGGTCAAGCGGAAAGATATGAAATACTTGCTCATTCCTGAAAGGCATAAGAACGGCGGTATACATTGCCACGCTCTTATCAATGATTGCTTTGATATGGTCGATTCAGGCACAAGGCTTGTAACTGGATATAACAAACCTGTGACATTAAAGACCATAGAGGAAAAGAACTTGCACGTTAGAAACGTTGTGTATAATATCCCTGAATGGAAATACGGCTTTTCCACGGCTATTCCTGTGGAAAATAATTCGGCGGCTCTTGCGTTCTATATCACAAAATATATAACAAAGGGCAATAATAAGATATTCGGCAAGTATTATTGGAGTAGTCGGAATTGTAATCGTGATCCTCAGATTATATACAGTAATACCGATTTTGATAGCGTTTCAAAGTCGGCTATCACAAAACCTTATACCTCTAATCAGTATAAATACAATACAAATGTAAATATTATTCCGAACTTTGAAGAAGTTTCAGCTAGGTTTGATAATATTGCAGATTTCCTTGATTATATTTACTCTGACGAATACCGCAAGGAATATGATGATTATTTTGAAAGGAGTGAACTAAATGAATGATGAAATGCTTATTGCTTTTCAACGTTTTCTATCTGATACTTGCAGGATTAGTTATAATCATTATTTGTCATTGTCTGAAAACGTTCAGCAACAAATACTTGAAAGCTTTTATAATAACGATTGCAATTCTGATATTGTTAGGGCTTTACGTAATACTTCGCCTGCAACTGAATCAAAAAGTTTCCTTGAATATCTCCGCAAGCACAGACTTTCAAGAGCCGTCTTTCATCAGCTTGATAACGTGACAAAGGTAAAAATCTATAATAACTATCATCAGGAAAGGACCTTGGCAAAATGATAATGAGCATTGAAAACATTGACACGGATAAAATTTTGTTCTGTGACTATATCATAGTATGGAATAATGAAACGTGTTACAGAAAATCTCCGTCAACTTATGATGGCTATGTAGGTATCATAACAAAATACCTTTACCCTTATTTCAAGAGCAAAGGACTTAGACTTGTTGATGTCAAGCCTATGCACATAGAGGGCTATCAAAGGCACATACTGCATGATACAAGGCTTTCTGTGAATACGCTCCGTAAACATCATGAAGTCATGCGTGCGTGTCTGAATTACGCATATAAGAACGATTTTATAAGCAAAAATCCTTACACGGCTTTTTCACTTCCTCGAAAGGTGGAAAATGAAATGTCATATTATACAGAAGAACAGCTCTTGAAGCTCCTTCGTGTAGCTTATGGTACTCATATAGAAAGCTTTGTGTATCTCGCTGTGTGGTTTGGACTTCGCAAGTCTGAGATACTCGGTTTGCGGTGGGAGAATGTTGACTTTATCGGGCGTTGTCTTTATATCCGTGAAACAAGAACTAGGATAAAAGACTATAAGTCCGGACACTGGGTCGAAAGTCAAAACAAGAGAATGAAAACAGTAAAATCACGCCGTGAGTTTCCTCTTAGTGATGAACAACTTGACTACTTGCATAAGCTTTATAGCAGACAAGCTCCACTGTGCAAGGCAAGGAATTATGTGTGCGTGAACGCTGAGGGTGTACCGCTTCACTATGATTATGTACTGCACGCCTTTCAAGACTTGCTCCGCAAGAACGATTTGCCTAAAATTCGCATACATGACCTTAGACACAGCAATGCAACGCTTATGCTTAACAGCGGTTTCAGTATGAAAGAGGTTTCGGAGTGGCTCGGTCACAGTACATACAAGCTTACGGCTGATACATATACTCATGTATCGGCTGAGAATAAAGCTCAGATGTCGAAAACGATAGGCTATAAGCTTTCACCTTATAAGGGTGATAACTTATGAGTGTAGCACTTACGGCTTATTCAGGGGTGTTTCTGCTTTATGTGAGCTATGATCTTGAAATGATTATTGAGAATTTTGAAAGGAATGTTGAAAATGAAAGAGTTTAATTTTTGGTGCAAGGAAAATACTGATTTCGGTAAGTGTGATAATAAGAAATGCGGTTTTTTTGAGTGCGGCTGTTATGGTTACTGTGATGAATGTGTTTATCATTTTATGGATTCAACTGTTTGTGAAAATTGTTCCGCCCCTCAATTTATGAGAGATTATGCAAAACAGCAGGAAAATGATTAATAAAAAAATGCAGGAAGATATTAATCATCTTCCTGCATTATTTTTTCAAACTTTATATCGTCTTCAAGCAACTCCAGTATTAGAGCGTTCAGACTCTTTCCTTTTTTCTCTGCATGAGCTTTGTATATGTCCCTTTTTCCTTTAGGCATTCTTAATGATACTTGGTCATATGCTTTTGAAATATATTTGCTTGTAGCTTTTTGTTGTGCCTTGCTTATCATTTTATCACCTCTTTGGATTATATTATATCATATTTTTATAATGCTATCAATATACAATTTCAATATATATTGCTAGCAAAATTTGTGCAATTTATCTATTGATATAATGCTAGCAATATGTTATAATATATATAGTGAAAGAGATAAAGGTAACTTTCACAGCGGAGGAAATTGAAAGGAGTGAGGATAATGCAGAACATGCCTACAGCTACAGAACTTGCGATAAAGTATGCAAAGCGTGAACAGCTTAGAATTATAATAGACAAGGCTCAGAATATTCATGCTGATTGCGAATATGAGGCTTTATCAAAGCTGATTAACGAACTCAAACAAATGCTTGAAGAAGCATAAAAAAATGTAGTCGGCAATCCGTCAAAATACACCGACTACATATTCACACACAAACTCGGATAACCTCCGCTTTGTAAATCCGAGTATAACACAAATTTTACTAAATGTCAAGTTGAAAGGATTGTTGAAAATGACTATTTCAAACTACTATGTTCGTGAGTATCTTCACCTTTATCATGAATATCGTAAGGTAATTAATATATTTGATGCTTTTCTTTTGTATGGGAAAATAGAATACACTCTCGGTGAGTTGCGGAGAGATTTTTCACTTGACTATCAATTTCACTGTGCCCTTCATGATAGGCTCTTTAATCTTTCCTGTCGTACTTGCGGAAAGTTCGGCAAACTTAATTCTCAGAATGATTTCTGATTATTATTCGTGTAAATAAAATAAAGAGAAGCCTTTTTTTCAAGACTTCTCTTTGCTGGTTGCGGGAGCTGGATTTGAACCAACGACCTTCGGGTTATGAGCCCGACGAGCTACCGAACTGCTCCATCCCGCGATATTCTACTGCTTTTTCACTGCTCTCTCCTGAGTGCTTATTTATTATATCACAAATGAATGTGAATGTCAATACCTTTTTTGCAATTTTTTTATTTTGACTGAAAACTCTTGACTATTGTATCCAAATCGGGTATAATATATACGATATCGGGGTGTGGCGCAGATTGGTAGCGCGCTACCTTGGGGTGGTAGAGGTCGTCGGTTCAAATCCGGTCACTCCGACCAATATGTAAAAAACGGCTTTCCGCTATTGTGGAAAGCCGTTTTTTTAGTTGAATAGTGCTAAAGATTTTCAAGTGCAATAATTTTTTCATGTAATTCAGAAGCAAAGTTTTCAAGAGCAGACTTCGTCCAAATTAAAGACGATGATTTTCTTTTGATTAAACCAAGAGTATAGCTATAAGCCGATTTATAAATATCATATTCAGATATAGCAGTAAGATTAATCAAGCCTTTTTCATAGTACGAATCCATTGCAAACATAAGCTGAAAGCATATCCTACTTAGCATTTCTTCTCTTTCGTTTGCAATAACATCATTAGCGTTGTTTTCTAAAATAAGACATTCCTTTACCCATTTTGCATTATAAACACGATACGCAAAAGCAAGAATATAATAATTATCAATAGTTTCAAGTTTATCCATTTCAATTAACCTTTCAACCACAAGTAAATATTAATCATCATAACAAGGTACAGAACAATTATCACAAACAGGAGAATCAGTAAGATAAAATATACATTCCTCACAGTGGGCATAACAACAACAGTTATCATAATCGCATAACTTATTGGCACATTCGCCATGGTCGGTATTTTCTTTACACCAAAAATTAAACTCTTTCATTTTAAAAACTCCTTTATTATTCAAATTTGAGATTATTCACAGCTTTGCACATTTGGTTGAAATTGCTATGTACATAACGCTGGGTAGTTGTTATATCAACGTGTCCGAGCAATGCTCTGAGAGTTTCGATATCTGCACCACACTGAATAAGATACGTTGCATAGCTATGTCTAAGCTTGTGCGGGGTGAGATACTGTAAATCAGGGTACTTTGTTTTCTGTTGTTCATAGAACGCTCTGTAAAGCCTGTTATAACGTCTAAGGGATATAACTGTATGAGTTATAGGCGAAACGAACAGAAAGCCGTTTGAGACGTCCTGAGAGCGTATCTGATTAAGAATAGCTATTGCATTACTATGCAAGGGGATAAGCCTATCACGGCGAGATTTTGTGGTCTGTACAATCCTATCACCGCATGAAGTATGTACGAGTGTCTGACAGACTTTAAGATATCTATTATCAAGGTCAATGTTATCCCAACTAAGGGCGAGAAGTTCACCACGGCGGAGACCTGTCCACAAGTCAAGCTGAAACATTCTGCAAACGCTGCTATCATCATCAAAAAGATGTACAAGATTATCAGGGCTGAAATATTCAGCTTCTTTTTTTATACGTTTTGGAGGTTTAACATAGTCGCAAGGGTTTTTGTCACAATAACCATTAACTATAGCTTCACGGAATACACGTTTTAACAGAAAGTATGCACGACGTTGACGTTCGTTGCTGTATGTAAGCGTAGATTTTAAACAATTCTGAATATCAATAGGCTTGACATCTGTAAGCTCCATATCGGCTATATAACCGAAGTGTTTTTGATTTATATAGTAATAGTCCTTATAGCAGTCATAGGCTATCACATCAACGCAGTATGCGTTATAGAACATCTCAAACCATTCTTTAAAAATCATAGGACATCATCATTTCCATTCTCTTTAAGATATTGAAGTATATCATTGCAATTCTTTTCGACCTGACTTAAAAAGGTGAAACTGCTTTCATACTGAAAACAGACATTAGCACGAGGGGGAGAAACTATAGGCAAATCATCTTTAAAGTCTGAATTGCAATAGATTTCTTTAGTTTTGCGGACTATGTTCTTGCTACTCCAGAAGAACTTGCCAAAAATCTTTTTTACGTCCTTTGTTATGTACTTTGTGACGTAAAAAGCTAGATTAGACATCTGTCCGTAAGTCTGAATAGCTGTTGAGAAACCATAGCGCCAATCAGACACGTTATATACAACAGGCAAATCAGATATATCACAGCCGAGCTTATCACATATATGCAGGCGCTTTATAGTATCTATTTTAAGGGGCTTGTCATGACCCTTAACAAGACGTGTACCACTATCAACGAACTTAAAGTCACAATCGTTTATAAGAGCGTGACAATGTATACCGCCTTTTTTGTGAAACTCAGGAACAAGGACATAACGCAAGCCTTTACGTTGAACAGCATTATCAAACCAACGTTTCAAGGGCTTAAAGACTTCCCGAGGGTCGGAGCGGTCAAAATCTTTACCGCTGAATGTTATAGTAAGAAAGTACTTCCAATCATTCTGATAAACAATATCAAAGATACTTTGCTTTGCTCTTTGAACACTATCGGAACGAACTTCACCGCTTTGTGACTGCTTATCTTTAAACTTGCGAGTGTCAAGCATATCAAACGTTATGTTTCCGTTTTCGTCCTCATACTCAAAATAACATATGTAATTTTCACGAGCCTTTTTAAGTTGCTCTTGTCTTGAACGTTCGTCAATACTATGCTCATGCTTGCAGTGATACTCAAATGCAGGGTCTTTAAAAATGTGTCGGTCAGAACGTGTTATAGTATAACTGCCGTCACGATATTCCTTTATCTTTGTATTACACTTGACCTCTTTAGAGGACGTTTTTAGGGGCATTTTTAACACCTCATTTTTAAAAGTGAGTACTTTTTGTGGCTAATATCAAGTAATAGCCACACGCACCGCAGGGCGGCGCAAGCGCTCGCCCCTGCGGTCGCTCGTGGCTATACGCCACGCCTTTTTCGCAGACTTCTGCTTGTCTTTCTATCGTGCATAATGTCACTTGTAACATCTACTCCACGATTGGCAAGTATTTCCGTGTCGCTGATGTACTCCTTATCAAGCATATTATCTACAAGCTGAGAAGTATCATAAAGCTGTCGGCTCTGATTAGTCTGCAAATACAAACGGCTGTAAAGCTTTTTCGGCATATATGACTTATTCTCAGTATATGCCTCATACTCGTCTATATCGTAGGTTTTGACCTTAATAAGGCGTGTATAAGGGTGACAGAATGTAGCACGGCACGTTGACACTGTAGCCGTTATATCTCGTATCTGCTTATCAAGCAGATTGAAGCGTTGCACTGTAGCAAGTATCATCATTTTGCGCTTTCTACATTGACAAAGGTGCTGAAAAAGCGGTTTAGGAACGGCTCTTTTACCACCTGAAAAATCTCGTGAATTGAAGATAGTGCCTATCTCATCAATCACCACAATGCAATTTTTAGGAGCGTGCAGGATATCTTGTGCGGAATTAAGCTTGTATATATTCGTCCACTCAGGGAAGTTTTGAAGATTGATATTTGTAAGTATAGACAACTGAGGATAACGCACGCAATAGTTATATGCTATCTGAGCGAGGGTTGACGTTTTACCAGTGCCGAATTTACCAGTATAAAGGTGTATGCCCCAACCTTGAAAGATAGCGGAATTATTGAAGTATGCACCGAAAAGGTGGTCATACACCTCATAGGTAATAAAGGGCGGTATTTGTTTTATGTAATCAAATATAATCATAACAAATCACCTACACAGCACTTGCACAACGTGTCATGCGTATCATCACATTATAGAAAAACTTGCAGAAGATACAGAGCATAACCACAGCGAATATAAAAGCCATGCCGAGAAGCAAAGCGTCATATCTATTCATGACTTCTTGCGAAAGATCACAGCCCATTAACTTCAAAAGCTGAAAAAATGGATTGTTTTCATCAAACACTATGTGTACTTTCATCATCACTCACCTCACTATCATTAGTTTCAACCGCAGGAACGGCTTTTATTTCAACATCTTCACCGAACATAAGATATTCAATAAGCTGTTTTCTGTTTCCGCTGAATTCATGTTCAGCTTTAAAGTTTCTAAGGTCAGTGAAGAAACCTATAACACCGCTTATAGTACAAACCAAAAAGCAGACAGCGAGTATAAACAAAACCAAGTTAAGCATTATTCTACCTCCTAACGAGCCATACAAGTGAAAAAATCATCAATACGGCAAGAACAAAACATATTATATTAACCATTATAATTACTCCTATCGTTTTAAAAGATATATAATGAAAGCAGATGAACAGGATAAAATCATACTGCCGACAATAACAGAACCAAGAGAAAAAGTATAAGAGCCAAAATCAAAAGTATAAGACATACAGAGAGTTAAATTATAAAAGATAGCTTTGAAAGCATAAATAATATCCATACACACCACCTTATTTAATAAGATTAGAAACAGCATTAAAAATATACTGAGAAATGTTACGACAGGCAGTAAAGCCAGTTGAAAAAATAGTTTCAAGAACAGCGTCAGGGATAAGATAAAACAATATAGCAGATACAAGAATAGCAACTACACGCATAATATACCCCCTTATTGAATGACATACTTAATAAGTGCAAGTGTGAGAAATGTAACAAACCATGCTGTAAAAGTAGCAATAAACCAATCTGGAAGAATACGGATTGAAGCAGTTAAAAACTCAAAGTAAGAACTAGAGGTTGAAAAAATAGATGAAAAGTCAGTATAATCAACACTAGCAAAATTTTTAGAGAAAGTATTATCTTTATCATGCTTCTTCTGTTCTTCAAGTGTGCGTTCTTCTGATAAAGAACCGTCTTTATTTACTGATTGATAAGTACCAGGAGCAACAGGACTTTTTGAAAAATCAAAAGGATTTGTTTTAATCATATCAATATCATTGCCCTTGCCATCTTTAAGAGGAACATATTTAGGATAACTATCAAAGCTGAATTGAGCAGTATAAACAGAATAACAATCAGATTTTGAAAAATAATCAAGATAACCAGTATCATCAGTATCCCATTTATCAACATTAATATAATCAATATTATTAAAGTTAACACCATTAGGACCTCTATCAACACTATAAGCTGATTTAAAGCTACCATCAAAAACAGATTGACCGCTTTCCGTAGGAAATAAAGTTTCACAAGTAAGGATAGAATTAAGAACGGATATAACTTCAAACTTTTCTGCATCTATATTTTCAAGAGGTATAGAAAGCTGATAAGTAGGCAAATTCTTTATAACAACCTGATATTTTTTGTAAGAGCAATTTTCAGAAGCAATATCAGATTGCATTGTATGTTTGAAAAATTCTTTAAAATCTACAGTAAAGTACGGATACAAACCATTAGCATAAACAGCCGTACTAGTTGAGCCGTCTATATCTCCATTATCTTTATCAACAATACTATAACGTTGATGAGATAGATATGTATATACACTGTTTTGTGTAACAGTTCTAAGAGGTTTAGAGGGATCAGACAACGAAATAAAGTAAATACACTTTGACTTACCGCAACCAGTTAAATCAAAAACTTCTGCAAGATTTTTAGTGCCAAGAATAGCTTCAATACTTTCACTATCAAGTTTTCCAACTTCAACATTTAATTTCATTTCAGCATAGCGCCTTATATACCAATCAAGATAATCTTGATTAAGTGTCAATGTAACATCTATAGACTTTGTTTCATAATCAGAAGTTTTACGTTTAAGATTAAGTTTCAAGTCTGGACTATATGTAACAGTAAACGGAGCAGGAACAACATTAGGGTCATTAGGTGTTATAACATGGCCGTTGTTAGTTATTTTAATATTAGATTTAAATATGTGATTAGGGTAAGAATGTGATTGTTCATCATCATCAAAATAGAATTTATATCCAGAAATAGATACATTGTCATTAAAAGAAATATCCATTGAATCGGAATTACCATAATCTGAAATACGTCCAGCAATAGAACTCGCATAGCCAGATTTTTCAATTTGACCATGAGTAAGATTTAATGTATTGTCAACAAGAAAATCATCAGGAATAAAGAAAATGTAATACCACCAATAATACTGTGAACTATCCTCAAAATATGTCATAATATAATGAGAATTTTCAATATCAATATTGTTATTTTTTGCATAGTCAATCATTTGTGAAAATCGTTTCACACGATTAACGTTACTAGACAAACCTCCACTGCTAACATCATCAGCAAACGAAGGAACGGCACAACATATCATCACCACAAGTGCAGAGATCATACACAACACTTGCTTAATCTTTTTTCTCAATTTATCAACTTCCTTTCAAAAAAATTAAGCGGAGCAATTTGAATTACTCCGCTTATGTAAATGGTTTTGCTTATACAGCGTGTCTGAACTTTGCGAAAAGTCCTGCACCTGAGCCGAGAAGAGACAGACCTACAAGAATTGCAATAGGTACGTTGCTTGTCATAGCGTCCCAACAAGAACCAAAAACAGTAACGGCATTACTAAGCATTGTTGTTACAGCTTCCATTATTAGCAAAACTCCTTTCTTATTAAATTTTTTATAACAGCGGTTTCACCGCTAATTATTTTGTGTTGCGGTGAAGTGTTCCGTCTGCATTGATTACGGTGATATCAACAAGCTGAGAACGTCCGTTGAATATCTGATAGTTCAGCATTACATCACAGCCGAGAAGTTTATTGAAATCCTCAGAATTTCCGTTAAGTCTGATTGCGTTTTCGGTCGGTATTTTCAGAGTATCGACCATTTTACCATGACAGTCAGGGTTATCAACTTCCTGCAAAAGCTGAAAGACTACCTTTTCGGGGCTGTTTATCTGCTTGCCCTCTATTACTCCGTTAAATGCTTTCTTTTTTGTCCAACCTACAATAGTTGTTTTCATGTTTTTTTCCTTTCTGAGGTTTTTCGGCTTTTCCTCGTGCCTTTTCCTTTGTGTTTCTTTTTCGTGTCCCTTTTGCCCCTGCTAGCGCTGGGGCGGAACGGCAAGCGACTTCATTCGCTTTGCTCATGAATTCCATTGCCTATTTTTTTAACTTAAATTTCTTTTCGCTTTGCTCAAATAAATTTAATTTAAAAAAATTCCATGGGACACTTACGATTATCAAATGATTTGCGATAATAAACATAAGATAAACAGATGCTCACCCGGTGGCTTCTTTAGTGCCAAAACTCTAAGAAAGTTTCATAGAGTGCTACCTATTATGCTCACGTTCACGGCTACTACCTACCATTCGAGACTTTTCCGTTTCAGGCTGTCGTCATTCACCGATTTAATCGTAGTTATCTTTATGTTCAATTAATCACTTTAAATCATATGTGATTTAACAATATCATTATAAATCATATATGATTTAATGTCAACACTTTTAAACCATATATGATATAATTTTGTGAGAATAACCAATAAAGAGGTGATAAAATTATAAATAATTACTATTTTCCACGATTAAAAGATTTGCGAGAAGATAAAGACCTAAATCAAGCAGACGTAGCAAAAATAATAGGAACAACACAACAGTACTACGGACAGTATGAAGCAGGGAAAAGACCAATACCATTTGATAGAATTATAACATTAGCAAAATATTATAATGTTAGTATAGATTACATTGCAGGATTAACCAATGATAAGGGCGGATTACATAACAATAGCAAATACAACATCACACAACAAAACAACAATAGTGCTGTTATAAAAATTAAGGAGAAATAAATGTTTGGTTTAGATAAGACTTTAGCATATATACTTATAGGACGAATTATCATAGATGCGTTAATCTTTTTGCTTATTATTTATCTAATCTGCAAATTTCTTGACCTTTGCAAAACTGTTAATGAACTTTCAAAGAGGAACAAGGAGCAGGCGGAACTATTGAAACAGCAAAATGAAACGCTTGTGAAAATAGGACAGATAATGATAAAAATTAATAAGGATAAAGAGGAGTAATCATGCTAGAGGAATTATTTCAAAATGCTGAAACAGCGACGGCTATAATTATAGGGTTGAATATAATTTGGATAGTTATTGTTATTGCCCTGATTATTTGTGTTTTCAACATATCCATAAGACAATCACATCAGGACAGAGGACAAGACACCATAATAAAGCTACTGCAAAACATCTCCGACCAACAAGAGGACATACTTGACGAGCTGAAATACCTCAATGACAGCAATGACATAGACCGACAGGAGCAAGAGGACTACACAGAGCCGAATGACTATCAAGACTTATGAGTGTCGCCTATCGGCGAGAATACAAAATGCAGACCACTACGGATTAAAGTTGAGAAGCGGTGCTTGCTTGTCACTCCGATATAACACAATCAGAACAAAGGGAACGCACAGACTTACGACAGTGTGCAGACCTGCACCCCAGAGGTGGGCACGTGGCGATGTCACACAAAGTTTTTCACTGCGTTCAAAACTTTGGCGACCGCCACTCAGGCAGGGGGCAGGCAGGGCGCACAGCACAGCTTTATGCGCCCTGCACCCTCAAAATTTCATGCTTCGGGCATAAAAAAACACCCTACGCACTTCGTGCGTGGGCTTGCGTGGGCTTGGGGTGGTAGAGGTCGTCGGTTCAAATCCGGTCACTCCGACCAATATGTAAAAACGGCTTTCCGCTATTGTGGAGAGCCGTTTTTTAGTTGTCAAAATATTCTAATACAAAAAAGCTCCGACGGCAAATCGGAGCTTTTGGTTTTATATTACATCTTCGCAAGCTTTGCAAATTCTACTTTCAGTGCAGGATAGATCTCTGTGTAAAGCTTGTAGTATTTCTCATACTCAGGTACTCGCTCTGCTTCAGGCTGCTGTACCTTGTCGGTCTTTACTACTGCCTTACAAGCTTCCGGTACTGATGAGTAAATGCCTGCGCCTGTTGCTGCAAGAAGTGCTACGCCAAGGGCTGGACCTTCTTTCGATGAAGCTGTTTTTACAGGGCAGTTGTAAAGATCTGCGAGCATTGATCTCCACAGCGGTGAGCTTCCGCCGCCTCCGCATGCCATCATGTCGGATACGTTGATATCCATTTCTCTGAATACCTCAACGCAATCTCTCAGGGAGTATGATACGCCCTCCATTACTGCTCTCAGCATATCACGCTTTGTGTGCATTGCGGAAAGTCCGAAGAATACTCCTCTTGCGTCAGGGTCAAGATGCGGTGTTCTTTCGCCCATGAGATATGGCAGGTAGAGAAGTCTGTTTGCACCAACAGGCACTTTCTCTGCTTCCTTATCCATGAGATAATATTCGTCAACGCCCATGCACTTTGCTGTTTCTTTCTCTGCATTGCAGAAATTATCCCTAAACCATTTCAGCGAAAGTCCTGCGCCTTGTGTAACACCCATAACGTGCCATGCGTTCGGCACTGCTGCACAGCAGGTGTGAACTCTGCCCTTTGGGTCGATAGAGATAGAAGAAGTGTGTGCGAATACAACGCCTGATGTTCCGATAGTTGTGAACGCCTTACCGTCCTCTGCAACGCCTGTTCCGATAGCCGCAGCCGCATTGTCGCCTGCTCCGCCTACTACTATAGTACCCTCTTTAAGTCCTGTAAACTCAGCCATTTTCTTTGTGACCTTGCCTGTGACTTCGCATGACTCATATACCTTGCCCAGCATTGACATATCAATGCCAAGTGTGTCGCAGACTTCCTTTGACCAGCAGCGGTTTGGAACGTCAAGAAGCTGCATACCGCTGGCGTCGGAAACCTCTGTTGCATATTCGTCTGTGAGGATAAATCTCAGATAGTCCTTTGGCAGAAGAATGTGTCTGCACTTTTCATATATATCAGGCTCGTTGTTCTTTACCCAAAGGATTTTCGCAGCCGTCCAGCCTGTGAGGGCAGGGTTTGCTGTTATCTTGATGAGCTTTTCTCTGCCTAGCTTTTCGTTCATTTCTTCAACTTCTGCGGCAGTTCTCTGATCGCACCATATTATGGACTTTCTAAGAACGTTGTTGTCCTTATCCAGCATAACAAGTCCGTGCATCTGTCCAGAGATACCAACACCTGCAACGTCCTCTTTATTTACGCCGCTTTTGGTCATAACAGCCTTGATAGTGTTTATCATTGCGTTTGCCCAGTCAGCAGGTTCTTGCTCTGCATAGCCGTTTTTAGGCTGATACATAGGATATTCAATAGTTACAGAAGAGATAACAGTACCCTTTTCGTCAAAAAGCACTGTCTTAGTGCCGCTTGTACCACAGTCTACGCCGATTACATAAGCCATATTTTTTTACTCCTTTATAATATGTATAGTATCATTTGTGCTCATTAAAACGATTACATTAATTATACAATATTTCTCTCTGAAATGCAATACCCATAAAACGTTTTCGCAAAATTTATCTGCACATAAAAAAAGGACGGTGGGGCTGCCGTCCTGTAAATTTGTTGAAAAAGCTGGTGAGTGGGCGGGACGTCGAGGGCGCCGTCCCCTACAAAACAACGTGTCTGTGTTATTGGCAGGGTACGGTTTTATACCGCCATTTTAAGTCTAGTCTGCTTTCTCAAGCACAAAGAATGTGCTGTTGTTTTCGCTTTTCATTTCCTTTATAGCCCAGCCTGCCGCGATCAGACTGTTGAGCTTTTCAACTCGCTGAAATCTGTCCATATCCGGGGCTTTTCCATCATGGGCTTTGTCCTCATTTCTTGAAACATAAAATATCTTTTGCATATATATCCTCTTTCCCTGAGAGTGACAATTGTTCCCCGATTATTATACAACTGTCGCATTTTCTTGATTACATTATACTACACATATATGGAGATTTCAAGGAATACCAAAAATTTTAACCTCTTTTTAACGCTTTAGTATTATTCTGATTTTTCATGCTTTTCAGTGCTTATTATACATAACGGCATAGGTAAGGTGAAAAAATGCACGTTTTCAGGGCTGCTTTATGTGCTGATATGTACAAAAACTTATGACGAGTGAGTATTTTTATATGACAGCCCTTGACTTTTTTTTATAAAAGGCATATAATAATATTATTAATTTATATATTTATAGTCTTTATAAATAATGAAACTAAGAAACTAATTTATATGGAGGGTTTAACAATGGGTAGAGTATATAACTTCAGCGCAGGTCCTGCTGTACTCCCTGAGGAAGTGCTTAAGGAAGCTGCCGATGAAATGCTCGATTATAAGGGCACAGGTATGAGCGTAATGGAGATGAGCCACCGTTCCAAGGCGTTCGATGACATCATCAAGGAAGCTGAAAAGGACATCAGAGAGCTTATGGGTATCCCTGATAACTATAAGGTGCTGTTCCTTCAGGGCGGTGCTTCTCAGCAGTTCTCAGCCGTTCCTATGAACCTTATGAAGAACAAGAAAGCGGCTTACATAATCACAGGTCAGTGGGCTAAGAAAGCTTATCAGGAGGCACAGAAATACGGCGAGGCTGTTGCTGTGGCTTCTTCTGCTGACAAGACTTTCTCTTATATCCCTGATTGTTCAGATCTGGATATCCCAGAGGACGCTGACTATGTTTATATCTGCGAAAACAATACTATCTATGGTACAAAGTACAAGACTCTGCCTAACACAAAGGGTCACACACTTGTTGCAGACGTTTCTTCCTGCTTCCTGTCTGAGCCTGTTGACGTAACAAAGTACGGCGTTATTTACGGCGGTGTTCAGAAGAACGTTGGTCCTGCCGGCGTTGTTATTGCTATCATCAGAGAAGATCTTATCACTGACGACGTTCTCGAGGGCACACCTACAATGCTCAAGTGGAAAACTCAGGCTGACGCAGATTCTCTTTATAACACACCTCCTTGCTATGGAATCTATATCTGCGGCAAGGTATTCAAGTGGATAAAGAAAATGGGCGGTCTTGAGGCTATGAAGGCTCACAACGAGAAGAAGGCTAAGATACTCTATGATTATCTTGACCAGAGCAAGCTCTTCAAGGGCACTGTTGTTCCTGAGGACAGATCTCTTATGAACGTTCCATTCGTAACAGGCGACGCTGAGCTTGACAAGAAGTTCGTTGCTGAGGCTACAGCAGCAGGCTTTGTAAACCTCAAGGGTCACAGAACTGTTGGCGGTATGAGAGCTTCTATCTACAACGCAATGCCTATCGAGGGCGTTGAAAAGCTTGTTGAGTTCATGAAGAAGTTCGAGGCTGAGAACGCATAATCAGATTTGATCGAGGTGAAATTTCAATGCTTCATCGATTGCTTCATATGATAAGCACTGCTGATTTGATCAAAAACAATCCGGACGATTGGCGTGATAAGCTTAATGAAAGAAGTAAGTCAAAAGGCAAAGTTGTTCTCGTTCTTTTCGCTGTAATACTTGTTCTTTGCCTGTTTGTAAGAATTATCACTTAAATAGATGAAAGAGGTTAGTTTAATGTACAACATATTGACTTTGAATAAGATCGCCGCTTGCGGTACAGATATTTTCGACAAGGCTAAGTACACAGTAAGCGACAATGCTGAAAATCCTACCGCTATAATGGTACGTTCAGCAAAGATGCACGATATGGAAATGCCTGAGAGCCTGCTTGCTATTGCAAGAGCAGGTGCTGGCGTAAACAATATCCCAGTTGAGAAGTGCGCAGAGCAGGGAATCGTTGTATTCAACACACCTGGCGCAAACTCAAACGCTGTTAAGGAACTTGCTATTTGTGCGCTTCTTCTTGCTTCAAGAAAGATAACAGAGGCTGCTGCATGGGCTGCATCACTTAAGGGCACTCCTGACGCTCCAAAGACAGTTGAGGGCGGCAAGTCTAAGTTTGCAGGTCCTGAGATATTGGGCAAGACTCTTGGCGTAATCGGTCTTGGTGCTATCGGTGGAAAGATCGCAAACGCAGCCGTTGCACTTGGCATGGACGTTATCGGCTATGACCCGTTCCTTTCAGTAAACGCAGCTATCCAGCTTGATCCTGCTGTAAAGGTAACAGCTGATATCAATGATATTTACAAGAACAGTGACTATATCACTATCCACGTTCCTTATACACCTGACACAAAGAACACTATCGACGAAGCTCAGATAGCAATGATGAAGGACGGCGTTCGTCTTATCAACCTTGCAAGAGGCGAGCTTATCAACAGTGCGGCTGTTGTAAAGGCTATCAAGGACGGCAAGGTTGCAAAGTATGTAACAGACTTTGCAGATGATGTTGTTCTTGGCGAGGAGAATGTTATCGTTCTTCCACACCTTGGCGCTTCCACACCTGAGTCTGAGGACAACTGCGCAACAATGGCAGCTCACGAGCTTATCGACTATATCGAGAAGGGAACTATCAAGAATTCTGTAAACTTCCCTAATGCAGAGCTTGCTAAAACAGGCGACCACCTTGTTTGCGTGCTTCACAAGAACGTTCCTGCACTTATTGCACAGATCACATCTGTTGTATCTGACAAGGGCGCAAATATCGAGAACCTTGTAAACAAGTCTAAGAAAGATTGGGCTTACACAATGCTCGATGTTACAGGCGACGTTGACGCTGACGCTTTCAAGTCTATCGAGGGCGTTGTTGGCGTAAGAGTTCTTTAATTGTTGATAAAAGAAATTTTATATGCAGCAATGAGGCTGCCCACGGACGAACTGCGTCTTGGGCAGCCTTTTTTGATACAAAAAAAGCTATAATTTAAGTGAAAAATGGAGGAATTTAAAATGGACAAACTTATAACAGCAATTTTATTTATCGGAATACCAATGGCACTGACTCAGCTTATTTACAGAATAATTGACCACAAGGGTAACAAGACCGCAAAGCTTGCTGAGCGTTTTCCTGTGCTTGTGAAAAGAAAGTTTCTTGTGCAGATAGGCGGAGCAATGGCATTCGTTATCGTGTTCGGGCTTATCTCGCTTCTGCTTGACCTGCCTATCAAGGTGTTTTTCATTGTGTGCGGAGTTGTAGTGGGCGTGATAAACGGCATGGCTGTCACGCTTATGTACAGAGATTAG